TCATCTGAGATAAAGATTTTAGGATTACTTGGTGAAAGACTAGCCACAGCACATATCATTCTGTCATTAGGAAGCATTGATACCACAAGTTGTGCAAACCCCAGTAAGGAGAACTTGATTCCGCTAGCTATGTTAACGCTCCACGTATTACCTCTGTCCGCAGTAATAGTAGTAATGATATCATCATCGTTTCCTGGACCTAATTTCTCCGCAAAGACAGCAATTCTCTGCCCGTCAATAGGATGTGCTGCTATCGTATGCCGACGTTCGCCTGTAACATCCCTCGAATTTGATGAAGCCCAACTATCCCCATCATCATCAGAGTACCACACTTGAGACTTACTTAAATCAACGCTATCCATCGTGACGCCCCACAAACGCCCGTCCGCAGCACGCTGAATGTCTTGCCACCTATGATTGGTAGCAGGTGCAGCTAATAGTGCCCAAGTATTCCCACCATCCTTAGTACGCCATGTTTCAATAGTATCGAAAGCTGTAGTGGCACCATCCGCGATAAATATAAACCATACTAAACTGGTGGCTGGACGACATCTGAAGTGACTTTCTGACTGTGATAATACCTTCTTGTTGAAATTAGATTCAAAAGTACGCCACGCAAAGTGTACTTCAGCAGGAGCAGCGCGTCTCAGGCAATAGAGAATGCGCGCTCGATTACCTATTGATCTACCAATCGCTATTTGCCGCCCTACAGCGGACGCAGGCCACGCGTCGAACCCTGTCGCGGGGCGTATGACGCCGACTGTTGATAGCTCGGTTGTGGACTTGTAGATGCCTTTGGTAGCCATTAGGGTATCACTGCTATGCTGGCACTCTGATGCGGGTCTAATCTTAATGATATGGTGTCAGCGAAGTCATGAGTCACATCAAGCCACGTTCCGGAGGAGTTGGCTGGCATGAGTCTCATGATGAGATTAGTTTGGCCCAGCGTACCTCCAGCTACGTATAGTGCATCTTTATTCTCATCAAAAGCAATACCTTCGTAATCCACATCGGGACTATTAGGAAGAGTAGATAACAAGTTCCAGGTTAGACCACCATCGATTGAAGTCCATATTTCATTAAGAGATGGTGAACCAGCGGCATCCGTAAAAACCACAAATAATCTCCCACCGATTAGATTCCCAGCAGGCCCCAGAGTGCGTCTAAAATTAAGGTTACCACCGAAATTCTTTCTGACAACCCACGTTACTCCATCATCATCAGACGTAATAATTCCTGGACTAGACGAAGTATCTAATAGGACCGGAATTATCAACCTGTTATTAACATGCATCCTAACATCAAATTCATGAGCGAGAGCAGCCCACATCACATTCTCAGCCGAGACATGTGACCACGTAGCACCGCGATCTGTTGTAAGTGATACCCGAAGACGCTCAATAGTTACAGCATCCACCCCAATTACTGCAACCCTTTGATTATCAGTGGGATGAGGTGCTACCATCTGCCTTCGCTCATTCACGACATCTCGTGAATTAGAGGAAATCCAACTATCCCCATCATCATCAGAATACCAGACTTGGGATTTATCCTGATCTGTTGAATCAACTGTAATACCCCATAATCGGCCATCCGCAGCCGCACGAATATCACTCCAATCATGATTGGTAGCAGGACTCGCCAAGATAGCCCATGTCGCGCCTCCATCTTTCGTCCTTCGACAATCACCTAATCTATCTGTGAAGCTGGCAAAGAAGAAGACGAACCATAAAGTGCTCGTTATCGGGCGCACTACAAATAATGCATCGGTATCTGCAATGATCTCCTTTGCAAAAGACAGCCCTCCAACATTCCAACCAATATGAAGGACAGTAGACACATTGTTGTTTGCGACTAGGAGCAGTCTATCACCACTAGATGACCTCCCGATGGCTACCTGCCTCCCTATCGCACTCGCAGGCCAAGCATCAAATCCGGTTGCAGGACGGATCACTCCAACCGTCTGTACTTCGTCTGTAGACTTATAGATTCCCTTAGTGCCCATTAGTCAGTCGCCGCTATGAGGTAGAAGTCGGTTCCCAGCTCACCAGCCTCACTCGCTCTCACCCAAATCGCATAGTTAGGCGTGACGCCTACCGGCATCACGTTCGCTGTCTTCGCCCAAACAATACCGCCGAGGGACTTCCAGACATCGCGGTCGTTAAATGCTGCGATGAAGTCCGTGCTGATCCCATTAGCGCCGACGACGTACCTGCCAGTAGTTAGCGGGTCAGTCAGGCCGGTTGCACGCTTCCATGTAGAAGGCTGGAATGGAGATACCGCGTGGTAGATTGCAGGCTTCGCCGCTGTGCCATTTGCATTCTCCAAGATAATCGCCAACCCAGAGCCGTCGCCTTTATCGTTAGCATCCACGATAGCCAGCGATGCGCTCGTATGCGGCATGTCAGCATCGAGTTCGCCTCCGAACGGCAGCCGCGTCCAGCTATGCCCATGCACATTAGCATCATACGCGATCAGGGCATTCCCCGCGCCGTCGCCGCCGTAAACCCATATACCACCACCGCCAGGCAAGCCGATATGCTTGCCAATGGCAAGAGACTCGCTCAGCACAGAGCGAAGGTCATCGTACAGTGAGAAGCTAGCACCGCCATCAGTAGAGAGGTACAGCAGAAAGGTATCAGTAAGAAACCATACACGATTAGCGTCACGCCAGTCCCACGCAATCTTTTCTATGCGAGGAGCACCAGCCAAAGCAATTATCTGCGTTAGAGCTGTCACGCAGTAATCCTGCGTGCGCCATATCTGCCCGTCTGAAGTGCCGAATACTGCGTGCCCGAAGTTCACACCGTCATCTGGGCGTGCAGCGACCGAGATAATGCCGCCGTCTGTCTGATCGTTCCAATTCTCGCCACCGTCAGGTGTAGCAGAGAAATTATTATCGAGTGCGGCGAAGATTGCCGGGATTTTAACGTCAGCCGCAGTCGCTACTACTTCAATCGTCCGTTCCTTAGACCCTGTCAATCCGTCTGTGTCCGTAACGGTCAGCGTGACTTTCCAATCTCCTGTGATGTCAGCCGGAAGGACCTTGACTGTGATGATTCTATCTGTCAAAGTCTCGATATCAGGTGTCGTAATCTCAGGAGACTGGTTATCAGACCAAGCATATGTGAGCGCTACGTCTGAATCTGGGTCGCGGGAGGCTGAGGCGTCGAACGTCACGGTCGCATATACATCGTCGTCGATAACCTGACGGTCGATGCTTTCTGAAAAGCTCGCTTGTGGGTTGAGGCCCAACTCGTTGCCAAATTCAGGGCCGCCACGAAGATCAAGAATCGTCCTATAGCCCTGCGCATCTACGATATGCTTTATACCCTGGACGAACCACATCCCAGTCGCCTGCTGTTCTGGATAGACGAGAAATAGTGTCATCCCTAGTTCAAGTTCAGGATCACCAGGGGTCTGAAGCGTGAGACTTCGAGGCACGCGAAAAAATTCGGTTAGTAGCCTAGTTGCAACTGTATCAGCAAGATCATCGCTATCGATCAGGTGATTGCTATATTCGGCGTCGATGTGCTGGCCGGACTCAAGTGGTGGCAGTATAGGAGAAGAGCCAACGACGGTCGCCGTCCGCTCGATAGTGCGACTGGTAGTGTCCGGCGGGGTACCCTCTTCGATAGTCGCACCGAGTACCGTGACGCGTGTCCTTGTGAACGATGGGTCTTCGCGGACGCCCGCACCAAGAATGCGCGCGTTATCTGGGTCATCCGAAGTATACTTGCGGAAGGATGCCCCTGACGGGACTCCGTTCATCACTTTGAACGTGGCGATCCCGTTGCCATCCTCGAACACGCGCACACCATCAACATCCATAAGCGTCTTAACCATTTGTGAGACTAGCTGACGCTCTAGGGTTGGAGTGCTGAAGGCGCCTAATGTCGTTGTTGGAATATCAGCAGTATCTCGGTCACTCGATGGAATGCCTATATCGTCGAGGATCGCCTCGATAGCGGCTTTGGTATTCGCGCCTACACTTCTCGAAGGAATTTCTATGCCTCGGAATAGTTTGTGAAGAGTACCAGCACAGTTAATATCAGAGCGCCTGACTCCGTGGCTGCGATCTTGCACGGTCCCAGTGAACACGCGTTGCCAGTGCTCATTATAGCCGAGTTCAATTTCAACCTTCTGTCCACGGTTAATCCACGTTGGAATCCGGTTGACAGTGACACTTACAACAGGGACAGGAGAATCGAAACTCTTGGCTACTTGTAAACCCAGAATCCCTGGAGTGCCTGTTTCTGAAGTAGGATCAACAGGACGGATTTGCGTCCCGTCACCCGCGCCGATGCGGACCCGCAAATATAACTCACGAGTGATCTTGTCAACTTCATCCCGAAGAGCCATCGCAATACTTCCTTAGCGCTTCACCAAAGTAAACCTGCAGACAAAGATATCTCCCCGTGGCGTCGCCCGCGTATCGACAGCGAGTGCCGTCATAATGACATTATACCCAGTCGGATTATAAGGTGTCTTAAAGACTACGGCGACCCTGCCAGTATACACAGTCCGAAGTTTGTTTTTTGTCGCCTCGACTGCATTGCAGACAAGCGGCCATTCTGGACTCTTCGTACCAAGAAGTGTAAGAATAGTTCCTGGGTCTACCTTTCCAAGAACATCTTGCCTTGACCAGTTTTGAGGTATGATATCATCAGCGATGGAGCCGCGAGCGGGCCAGTCTGACCTCGGAAAGGTGTAGCCGTCTATGATGTAGTCAGCCATCGCCTATAGTGGGATAAAGGTCCCTGAACCTGAGAATGAGCCTCCAATACCCGCGCTGCGGAGGCCTTCTGCTGTCTCTGTAGTGACTCGCTCCACAACCTCCTCCACTAATCGTGAGAATTCTGGGGTAAGTGTGATGTTCGTCTCGATATTGACACGAGGCCCAATGTTTGGTACAAACGCAGGCGCCGCCATTCCAGCCGAGAGTCTGGGTACATTAACGGCACTATTCAGCATCGTACTAAGGTCGCTTGCAGCATCTCTGGCGCTCAACACCGCATCAGAAAATAGACCTAGCATTAGGTTGACTCCGATAATCGCGGCCTCCTCCAGCCCTAGTTGGAAGTTCAGATCATTAACAAGCTGAGACTGATCCGCGATAACGCCGATGAGTAGCCTGGCCTGCTCGATCTGTTCCTGGTCGGTGAGTATCGCCCTATCGGCAAGCTGCGCACGAAGTTCGAGAATTTCGATCTCTTGCTTGCGCAGCGCCACCGAATTTTCCAGTGCTGCGATCTCTCGGTCAATCGGCCCCAGTATCCCAAGTTCTTCGAGTTCCTCCTCAGTCGCGCCTCCTCTGAATAGCAATAACCGTCGCCGTTGCAATTCTGCGAGCCGTAATTCAAGCGCCAGCGTCTCACGAGTCGGCCCCAGGACCTTGTCAAGCTGTTGCTGAGCAAACTTGAGTGTGGCGGCGGCAAGCCGGTTCAAGTACGCCGTAGCGCTTTCTCCGGCTTTTCTGAATTGCTGCCCCAGGCTGACAAGCGCGCCCCTGAACGTCGCAGCCTGCCCAAGAAGGCCTGTTTGACCAAGCAGGATGTTTAGAGAGGCAAGCTCCTGGGCGAGAGTCCGCACACTCTTACCAGCGGTATCGAGCATAGATTGGGCATCAGCCAAAATATCTCCTGGATCAGCGAGTTGGATCAGCGCCGCGTCGCGCTCTCGCATTAGTTGACGGTCAACCTCTCGCAGCCGCTCCAGAGGCGTCAATGTGCGGATCGCAAACGCCTGCGCGTCTCCGAGAGCATTCCACCTAGCGACCATCCTGTTGATGTTGCTCAGCGCACTCTCTACCCCAAGAATAATAACCTCGGTAGTGACCTCGGCAGGAATTCTCTTGAACTCGTCATTTAGACTCTTAACTTCTCTCGCTTGCGCGTTCGCCGCAGCCGCCAATTGCAGTCTCGTTTTTAGGTTACCAACGGCAATGTTGAGCTGTGCAGACAGCACATCGCTATATAACCGCTCCGTCTCCAGGAGCCGCTGTGCCGACGGGATGAGGGCTGTCCGCAATACATTCGCACGTTCTTTCTCACCGGCTGTTAATGGACGTTGTAGCGTCTGTATAGCATTGAGTTCCTGCTTCAGCCCCAAGAGTGCGAGTTTCGCCTTCGCCTCTTCAACAGTAGGAGGAGCGAACATCCTAAACAGTTTCTTGCGAGCATCTTCGGCTGAGGCGCCAACAGCGTTGATATCCGGGACGAGGTCGTTGAGCCTGTCTTCGAGGTCCGATGTTCCAGATGCCGCATCTCTGCTTGCATCGGTCAGGCTGTCAATATCATCAGCCGAACCTCCTAGGGCGTCTCTAAGGAACGTAATACCGCTACCTAGACCTCCAATGGCTCTGCTGAGGTTGCTCGTTACAGAAATCCAGGAACGAACTTTACCAACGAATTCTGTGCCAGGGATGCGATCCATCTGATCTTTTAGAGATGCGAGAGCACTAACAGTGAGGCGTACTGTATCGATGAAGATAACGAATACCTGGGTTGCGGCGGTGATGACTGGCAAGAGAAAATCACCGACTGAGACTGCCACATCGACGGCCGCAGCCTTCGCGAGGCGGAGCTGCCCTGCTGTCGTGTCGAGCGCCTCCTGGAATTCCTTGGTTCGAGCGGTGCCTTCTTCGTTAAGTCTAGCACCCTCTTCAACAACTTCGTTGAGCAGATTTCCTGCTGAAGCGAGCTTCAGGAATGTTCGGACGAGGCGCTGATCAGCTAGACCTAGAGCTTCTAGCCAAAGCACAGCTTCAGGACCAGCCCTGCCGAGCGCTTCGACAAATTGAATGAACGCTTTTGTAGGATCAGTACGCACCAGGTCTCGAAACTGTTGGGCCGTCACACCAAGCAGGGCCGAGAACGCAGTCAGTTCTTTGCCGCCTGCCACCGTCGCTTTCTGGAGGGCAAGCATCACCTTTTGAATCGCAGTGCCTGCAGCCTCCTGTTCCACACGCACAGATGAAAACGCAGCGGCGAAGGAAACCAAGTCTTCTGCCGGAATTTTTAGGACGGCACCAGCACCAGCGATGCGGTTCAAGAGCCCGACGATCTCCGATTCAGTTGTGGCAAACGTGTTGCCAAGCCCGACGATCTCATCTGACAGCCTATCTACATCATCAATGGTGAGGTTCAGGACCTTTATCAGGCCGCCGAAGGCGAACGCCGCCGCCCGTGCGGTGATGTCCGTAGCAGATGCCATCTCAATGACGATCTGTTCAAAGCGTGCGATGTTCCCAACCGCGACGCCTAACTGTCCCGCAGCCTGTCCGATCTCGTTGATCGTGTTAACATTTTCACCGAGACTCCGCGCGAGTTTGCGGTTCTGGGATTCGAGGCGCGCAAATTCATCTACTGTCGCGCTAACCGTCTTACGGATACCCCTGAACGATGATTCAAAACTAATCGCAGCTTTGGCTGAGAAGAACAGCCCAGTACCGAGTGCGATAGCACCTACTGCCGCCGCGCCGATTGCGAGCGTCATGGCCGCGCTTGCCTTAGTCAGTCCTACGATCTGTGCTGATGCAGTTGCCGCAGTCGGGCTGATGAAGCCTATCGCAGCCACACCACGCGTCGCTGCTCTAGTGAACGCGTCAGCACCAGAGCGCGATAAGCCTAAAGCACGGTCAGTCCGCTTCAGCGCAAACCCAGCCTGATCAACAGACCGGGTAAACGCGTCCATTTGCTGCTTGCTGAGTTTAACAGCCGGAGTGGTCTTTCGCTCAAGCGTAAGGCCTAGTTGACCAGCAACTTGCTGAAGCTGCTTTATTGAGGAGGCACTGGCCTTAGAGCTGCCACTAGCGCCAGCAGCAGCTTTACCTAGACGGTTAAGTTCGTCTTCGGTTTTCTTGAATTGCCCAGTAGTACGACTACGAGCAACAAGCTCGAACTCTATACGTTCGACCACTAACTACCTCTTAGGCTCAGGCTCCTCTTCGACTAGATGCTCAGCTTCCATGATGAGCAGCATGTCGTCAATCACCCACTGCGGCGTGGCAATCAAATCGTAATATGACCTGAAGTTCCACCGCTCCCATATTAGCAGATAGGTCAGTCTTGCTGGCCAGCCTCTATCGTCGGGGTCTCCTGCTTCCCATTTTCTTCTTGCGACTCCGATGGCGAAGTAGAGCTGCTCTCTAAAGGGGCCTTCTCATCTTCGGTTTCTGAACCCCCTGTGATAGCCTGAAGTACTTCCTGGATGACATCGTCAGGTAGCTCCTGGATGTTCTCTTCGGTAACAGGCTCCTTGTCAGACCAGGCTATGATCATCGAGGCCAATAGAGACAAGTTAAATGAGCTGATGTCGAAGGTAACATCGACATCGTCATCTCCCTCCTTGCGACGTGCCGCAGCAGACCTTGCGGATAATCTGCCTGCTGCGGCACGTTGCGCGAGAACCGTATCTCCATACTTGCGATCTGTACGAACTTCGATCCAGTCCTCTCCGAACGTCAGTGTAGTAGTGCTCGCCTTTCTCCTGAGTGCCATTAGGTTCCTCCTTATGGTGTGCTAGATTACTAAGCTACCGAATGGAAGACCTGCGTGGACGGCCTGATCGTGTACGATTCGTCCCACAGACCACCCATGTCGCCTCCGTGATCATCGAGTGACACATAGCCAGACCCATACCAGTAGTCCGTGACGACGTTGCGGTCTGGGTACATGTAGAATCCGCGCGCACTAGGCGTGTTGGCGATGGCGTCCGACTCTATCCCTCGGAAGCCAGCCTGGTCGTAGTGCCGCCGGACGGTCATCTCGAAGTCACCGAATCCAGGCTGATACGTACGGTTCGTATCGCCATAGGAAGTGTCTTCGATCCATTCTCGGTCGAAACTAACCGAGATGGCCGTCCCTTCAGTTACGAACGCGCCATTCCAGTATAGATACGCGTTCCTCCACTTGATTGGCCCTGGCATTAGTTAGACCTCTCTTTCCTCCTATCCAAGAGCCTCCAGCATCGTGCGCATCCTAGCCTCAAACGTGTACGGCTTGACGGCCTCATGCTGCGCCTTTGCTTGCTCTTCTCGACGCACAGGATCGTCCAAATACTGTCGCAGTAGCGCACCTAATTCGTCCGGCGTCTTGTACGTCGGCACCGTATCTTGAAAGACTTCCTGCAGTTCTGCCCTCCCTTCGTCACATACCTGAAATACGCCGCATGCCGCCAGCTCATAGCTACGCGGCCCGAGACTGTGTGCCTTGAGATTAGCCAGCGGACGGGCTCCGATGAGTCCGCCCCTAGTAGACTTCTTACCTTTTCTCGCTGCTATCGGGTCATATCCATCTTTTCTATGCATCTGTAGCCCGATGCGCGCTCCCTGGTAGAGATCGAGCGCCACATCATTCGGGATCGCTCTATCTCCTTTGACAAACGTGCTTAGCGACGACGCGTTCCCTAGCGGCATCAACCCATGCAAATGCAAATCGATGCCATTCCAGTCTACCGACTGCATGAATGTGATCCGGCTTGGGAAGTTGGTTCCTACGAAGACAACGTCCGCATTGTAGTCCCTCTTGCCATTTGGCTGATGCCGCTCAGGGTTATAGGCATGACCGATGTAGTGTGTTTTCTGGTTGTATTCCTTGAACGGCAGCACAGAGGTCTTATCGCAGACGAAGGCATAATCGAAGAACTCTGCGAGCCTGAACGCCCATTCGTCGTCGTATGGGCATTCTGTAAAGTACGCCGAAGTCTTGATATTGGCATGTTCTTTGAGGACACGCAGCGTCACGGGGTTGACATGCATAGGAGCAACGAAGTGAACGAGATCGACCCCGAGCGTGACCGCAGCCATGACAATCCTATCACCGGCGAGGAGCGTATGATTGACGGTATCGAATTTGACCCTACCCGTGACCTCCATAAACTCCTTGAAGTCAGCGAACATGTTCCAAATCTTCGAGTAGTTCATCCGCTCGACTTCAACTCCATTAGCAAGCAGGCCTTGAACATGGCCGTCAAAGACGTCCCATGTTGCGTATGTCGGGACCGGAGAGACTGCAAGAATTCTCACGCTATTCTTCTTCCTCGTCCTGCATGGAAGACACTGGTGGAGAAGCGCCTAGCACTTCGGTCCCGCCATCATTCGTCGTGCCAAACCACCCACACACAGGACACGTAATCGGCTCGGCACCGGAAGCCTGCTGCGTAGTAATCTCGAACTCGTGTCCTAGCGGGTCTCTGAATCTCTGCTTTGGCATCATGCTCCTTTCAAGATATAGCAAGCGCATATACTTCGACGTTGCGATCACACGGCTTATGCCTTCTTCTGCGGACTCTGATCTCTCTGAACCCAGCGGCAGTCAAACATGCAACAATGCGATGTGTTGAGAAGCCGCTCCTGCTCCACTGTCCATCTTGAGGTTCATAGATCAGCTTCGCCCAATGCGACCACTTCTCACCTTGCCCATGCGCACCGAGAAATTTACCCAGCAGCCACGGCAAGTCGGCCATGTATAGCTCTAGTGAACCACCGGGGCGCAGGGCCCTACGACAAGATTTAAGTGCAGGAACAATAGACGCATCGGGAAAGGCTTCCAGTATGTGCGTAGCATGGATGCGCGCAAGATTCTTAAACGGGAGCGCGCGTATGTCAGCCCGGACTTCATCTGAAGTGCCGATCATAACTCGCCCGCCTGGCATGATGTCGATCACTTCAGTCATGCGCTCACCCGCTCCTCGATCTCCACGTCGATGAACTCCACCAGATAAGGCACGCCGCCAATTTCGACCTTTTCGTCTATCGAAACGCTCCCACGTACCGGCATGCTATCGAACGCTGTGTTGTTGAGCTTCGGATTATTTAGGATCCTCGTGATGATGTCATCACGCCGGTCACGCATCGCCTTCGCCGAATCCACATCGGTAGTATACCTAACATAGAGCTGTATGCGAGTCGTCCAGGTGAATAGTGTCTTCTGGTCTGCCGAGTCGCGTTCCGCGACGAATGAACGATATGTGAGTATGGCAACGTGAGGATGCCCCGTCGCTAAGACGCGATGATCGCTTATGGACACCTGGCCATCACTAAACGCGGCTATCGCCCGAATCTCGGTCTGAAGTCCGGCCTCTACTGTCCCGTAGCTCATACCGCTGTCCCCTGATCAGGTGAAGTAGGTTCAGAAACGAGCGGACTCCTACCAAAGTTGCGCTTGAAGCGGGACTGCACAGCGTCGGCGTTTTCGTATAGAACGCGCTTCTGGCTTTTACTAATGCCCCCTACTTCGGTGTACGCAGAGAGTTCAGTTACACGCGCATGGCCCAGAACAGAGAGAGCATCCGACGCGAGAATCGTAACCCCCTCGTCCCAGAGCTGCCGGTATGCCTCGTAGCGGTCGTTCGGCTCGCCTCCGCGCCCTGTGATCGGATGCGCTAACTCGATCTGCATCACCGCCCCATAGACGTTCAGGCGCTCGAGGATTCCGATGACTGCTGTCTGCGCGGCTGCCACGGTGACCCCATAGCCCTCTTTCGCCAGCTCGCCTTGAAGCCTATAGTATGCTTCATCGATCCACTGTTCAACCCGCGCAAGAACCGGAGTACCTGTAGCGCTGAATGTACCACTATCAGTCAGGTGCTTACAGTGCTCCTCGACCGACTTGATTACAGATACGCCTGCACTCTGCTCATATGCGTTGTAGGCCATTAGGAAGTCCTCTCAGCCGAAGTAAAGGTTGTATTCTCAAGTGAAGCACTTTCAAAAACAACAGGTATTTCTACGATGCCATTTGTAGAGAAACTCCTCTTCATCGTCTTAATCTGCACTCGCTCCCAGAGCCAGTCGATGAACGGATACCACTTCTCCTTTACCAAGAGATCCCAATCGTACTGCATTGCGAATTCTCGTGCCTTATGCTGCATTGCGCGCAGCGCATCAGGGTCCTTCCACACATAGTAGGCCTCTTCCATCTTGCGGACGAGATCGTCCACGTCGGCATAAGCCTGGAAGGACTTCAAAAGCGTTGGTATCTTCTTGCCGACTTTAACTTTCCATCCTGAACCGCACAACTCAGCACACGCCGTCCAGTCAGTAACGATCACAGGCACACCACATGCTTGTGCTTCAAGAATCGGAATCCCGAACCCCTCGCCCATCGACGGCAGACAGAATACATCGAAGGCATTATAGTATCGCGCCATCTCTCGCGGTGTCAAGCCGATTAGGTGGGCGTAAGGCGTCGAATACTGCACATAGTCAGCGACCCCATACATGTCTGCGAGCACTCTGAGATCAATCGCGTTGTAGCGTGTATCGACGATCTCCGTGTGCGCTACGAGACGGGCTTCTGGATGCGTCTCGTGGAAGATCGAGAACGCTTCAAGGAGTTCTGGGTAGCCTTTCCGGCTCGGCCAGCCCTTATTTGCTGCAACAGTACCGATCAAGAAATGCTCCTCATCGAATTTGAGCCAGCGTTTCGCCTGGAGCTTTCCACCCTTGTCATATGGCTTGAATATCTTCGTCTCTACACCATGCGGGATGTAGTGGTGGTCAAGCCCAGCCTCCTGAAACAGCTTCGCAGCATGTTTGCTATACGCAACCGGATGATACGCGCTGCGCAAGCGGTCAAGGACTAGCGGAGGGATCGGTTCATGATCTACCGGCGCATATGGAACCCACAAGAAGCCGCCATACCCGTACTGTGCGTCAAGAACCCACGCATCCATGAGTGTGATAACAACGTGAGCGTCGAAGTGCTTCGCGTGTTGCCAGACAACATCGTTACCCCAACCATCGGCACCGATTGGATAGTGCTGCATCACACGGGGGCTTACTCCAGGGATTCGAGTCCCCACTGGAAGCTCAGTGAGTCCCCCCTGGATTCCGTAGTAACCAAAGATACCGATCTCCTCTATCGCAGGATGCTTCCAAAGACGGGGGAGGAGACTATTAGCCTGCATGCCATAGCCGCTGCCAACGTGAGGTGCATTCGACTTCCACAAGATTCGTAGACCACTCATTAGGATCCTCCTACTGTGATAGGTCCTGCAGGAACGACGCCTTCGTCTGGCAGCAGCACAAGCGGAGAATTAGCCCAGCGTTCCATGAACCATTCTATCGGCCCACTCCTCATGCCACGTGTTGCTGCTTCTATATGGATGCCACGTGCAGACGCAGCAAACCTGATACGATACCCAGCTTTGCGCGCACGCAGGCAGAAATCTACATCACCCCAATCAAGGACGCACTCCACAGCATACCAGCCAATTGAATCAAGGACATCTCGGCGTGTCATCATGCAGGCGCCGGTCACGAAGTCTGCGTCCTCAGTTTTTACTACGCCTAAAGGCTCTCCCTGCCCGATGTGGTTCAAGTCCACCGCCCAGATACGCCTCCCATTAGGGCGGTACTCGTCCGTGGGGACAATTCGTAGTCTGCCACCGGCATGTTGCACAATGCCATTAGGATATTGTAGCAGAGCACCTGCAACACCGACTTCAGGATCCTGCAGCGCATCTCGCATTACTCTGAGCGCATCGGGTTCGATGAAGCAGTCGTCGCACAGAAACGCCACGTAGCCGCCTACCGACGCGGCGATGCCTTGATTGACAATCGTCCCTGTCCTCCACTCGTGGTTACGGTTGAGGAGAATAAGCTCATATGGCACATCGCTCCGCGCAAGATGCTTGAGCGCCCGCTGTGTATGCTCCTGGAGCGGGTCAACCGTACTCATGATAACGGAGACAAGATTAGATAACACGAGCAGTCATCCTCAGAACATGGTGAATATGGGCGCCATCTGCGAAAGATTCCTTTTCAACCCCAGACATGCCCAAGGCCAGCGCTAACTCTGCTATCTGTTGGCGGGTATATACAACAGAACTAAAGCAGTCGCCATGCCCATACATGCCAGGTCCAAAGGTTCCGTATTCCTCTCCATAAAATACAGAAGCTACAATGACTCCGCCTCTTTCAGTTACGGGAAACATCTTCTGCAAAATGTACTCGGCTTCGTCGATTGGGACATGGGTCAGCACACTTCCTAGTATGCCAACATTCGTACACGCTAGCGCTCTCTGCTCTAGCTCACTCCCAGTAAAATCGAATTGTATTCTGCTGTCCCCATCAAACAGGGAGCGTGCTTCGGCTATGCTAAACCTCCCATGCTCGCTATCTTTCTCCAGTCCGTAGTAGGAGAACCAACGAAGTCTCTCTTGCATGAACCGGGCATATCTCCCGTGCCCACATCCGTAGTCCAGCACTGTTACCCCTTCACAAAAGTCAGGATTCACAGCATCAGAAAGAGTAGCAAGCCATAGGAATGATGCCGCTTTACTTCCCGACCCATACCGACCGGAATCAGGGAAGGCCTCTTCGGATAAATAGGGTGTGGCCCGCCATCTATCACGCAACACCGACCGGCTCCTTCACAGCAAGCGATACCGTCGTTGCGATGTACTCGCGATCCTCCGATGTCAACCACCAACCAACAGGAATCGAAATCATGTGTGCGGAGAATTCGGCTAGCCCCGGGCGTGGACGAGAAATGTCAGCATCCGGCATGCACTCCTGCATATCGTTGCGTGTATGTACCTGCGACACCTGAATGCCAGCCTCCTGCATTTGCTGTTCAAATGCCGCGGGGTCATCAACGAGGATTGTGTATATCCACGCACTATGTTCATTGAGAGGCGGGTAAGATAAGCCTATAACAGCCTGTGGCAATGCTCTGTCGTAGTAGGCTGCATTCATGCGATGAAAGTTGACATGATGCTGCGCCATCTTCAGGTTAGCAAGGCCAATAGTCGCTGCGATGTCGTTCATCTGGTACTTGAACCCAGGTTCGCTTGCCTGTTGGAGGCATCTCATCGCCGTCGAATCCTCGCGGTCGAGGCCATACCAGCGCAGAAGCCGTGCTCGCCTGTATTTACTAGCGGGCACTTTCAGCATGCCACCGTCTCCGGTCGTCAGGTGCTTGATCGCCTGGAAGCTCCACGCGATGTAGTCACCGCCAAACGCCGTGAGAGGATGACCCATGTAGTATGCACCGAACGCATGCGCGGCGTCTTCTACAATGGGAACGCCAGGCGCCGCTGCGCGGATCGCATTGTAGTCACACGCGCGACCGGCCCAGTCCGTAGCGACGATAGCCTTGGTGTCGGGCGTAACAAGCTTAGCAATGCTCTCAGGCGAGATATTACCAGTGCGCGGGTGTACATCAGCCCAGACGATCTTACAGCCGCGCAATGCGAGCGGCATATTCGTTGCGAGGCACGTCATCGGCGTCGAGATCACTTCATCCCCTGCGCCGAGACCAATCAGGTGATAGGCCATATCGAGTGCCGAGGTACATGAGTTCGTTGCCAGCATTGCAACATAGCCATGCATCTCAGCGAATGCCTCTTCAAACTCTCTGACGCGAGGGCCCTCTCCTATGTAGCCTGACAGCAATGTCTCCTCGACACGCTTCGGCACGCTCGGGTGCATCGCAACCCTGAATAATGGGATCATCCCCTTATGACTCCTTTCTTGCATTAGAATAGCTCAGCCCACGTCAACGAAGCCGAAGCCTCATGGGACGACCCACTGACCGCCTCGGCAGTGATGGTGATGTGCTCACCGGGGTTCAGCTTCTTGTCGAGTTCATCAACATTGATCAGCAGGGAGTCCGTTTTCCCCAGCGTTACCGTCAAGGCTTCCCGACCAGTTGCCGAAGTCACCCCCGTTGCAGCGACATCGGTGGAGATCACTGAGACATCAGCATCCACATCCGTGAAGGCAACTGGCCCCTCCAATGTGGACTGGATGCGTATCCTGAAGATGATGGCCTTAGTAGCGTCGGTGGCCAGAGAGATGAACTCAGGCCTCACCCGGACGCGGTTGATCTCACTCTGATGGATCAGGTTGTTCTTGATGGAAAGTATTGGCTTCTCCGTCGTCCCCAGCCCGGTTATGGCATTCGACACCCCGTGGAGGACGGAGTCCTCTACGATGTGCCCTTCCACGAAGGCTGCCATAGAGCCTGTCTTGACGGTCAGGTTAGACGTATTTGCCATATTCTTCGCCATGACATGTAACGGCAAAGTAGGATTCTGCAAAGAGGGGATGACATTGGCGTTGGCGAAGCGAATCGTATGGACAGTATGATACTCCCCATCCGCAGGGTCTTCGATTGCGAAAGAGAGGAGGCCAAATCCCAGCCATTGATAACGTATCTGGAAGACGTTACCTTTCGTTGGGTCTAGGATCGGCAAGTCTCCCGCACCATCAGCCTTATCCTCGTTCCAATCAGTTTGAGCAACCCATTCGTTTGTAGTCGAAACTCCGGCGACTGTCTCAGCAAATGTCCCGGCAACGCCAGTCGTATCCGTATCAACTAGCGAAAATGTACCCGCCTTGTTCCCGTCGCTCCAGGCTTTGAAGATCACGGTGGCGTTGTGGACGCTCGCACTCCACCCAAGCCCTGTGTCCGAGAAGTCGGCTGCGGCGATCTTCACTGCCACCTCCCGCGCGGAGTCATCACTGACTACGGCAACCGTCTTCGCTACCCCATCTAGGTTGATAGTGATGTTGCCTGTTGCTGTAACAGCTCCGCTAGTGATCGTTACAGTCTGGACTTCAGGTTTGCCCTGCTCTCTGCGCAGAATAGAAAATACCGCTCCATTGAAACCAAAGAACAGCCCGTCTCCTACCTCACCTATCCCAGCCAACTGGACAGAATCGGCTACCCCTGCCGTAAAGAGGGCGGTAAACCGAACAAGAGCACCCTGACCCGGCCTATATTTCAACAAGACTTTCGACAGCAAGTGGGCTGCTGAATTAGCCGCCGCACCACTCTGCATTACCGCCATACCGTCGGCCTGGGTTACCGTCCCCAGATTGTTCTCTCGTTTTTCTACGAGGTCGGTGTTGATGTTATATGGGAACTGAATCTGGATGGAAGGAGTCGCCTCTGCCGTCAGAACCTCGTCAAAGGCCGACTTTTGCATCGGTGCAAGAGCAGCCTCGTTACTCAATGGCATGTGAGATGGCCTCAATAGATGGACTGTTCAGTTTAGACCCCTTCTGTGTAGAGCAGCTTCTTCGTCCCCGTCCCACCGTGGATAGCCGTTATTACCCCGGTGAAGAGATCGCCTCCCTTGAAAGACATTCCATACGAGCTGCCTCCAGAGTTCACCCTAATTCCCTCATTGACAACAGCAGCACCGCCGTCAAGGCTGAGATACATAGTTGTATCGCTGTCGTTTATCAGGAGTAGGTATTTACGATTATCGTTAGCGGGGACGGCAGTGCCAGTGGCAGTCCCTACTCCAGCAGTCCCGTGTGCGGCGCTCCCATATCCCCACGGCATATGTTACCTCCTTCTTAGAAGTGACCCTCAGGGCGGACGCTCCACTCCCTGCCTTCGATGAATGACACATCGCCATGCAAAGGAGTAGCAAACAACCCCTGCGCCATCTCCCATGAGAATCCTTGACGAGCGTACAGACTGCGGAGGCCTGAGTGGAGGATCACGATGTCTGCGCTGGGCATTTCTGCGCGAAGTTTCGTCATCGTCTTCTCAAGCAACACCGTAGCGTAGCCCCGACCACGACGGGCGGGCCATGTCCAGACACCACCAATGCCTACAGCACGTAGTTCGCGCTCCTTGCATACTAACATCCGAAAAAAGATGCGCAAGATCGCCGCCGATTCGCCTCTCTCCACGTCTCGAACCATCCAGGCTTTCTGAGGCCGTTGCTTCTCTCCGAGGCTATCCCAATTCCAGCCTGGCTCGCGCATCTCAAGCAGCGACATGCCGCGAAGCTCCTCAATCTCAGAAGTAGCTGGCGTAAGTAGTGTCTCACTCATGCCGCCACCTCCTCGACGACCCGCCAGAACTCTTTGGGAGCATCGTTACAGTGATCAAGCACGCCACGCCATTTCGTTCTGCCGATTGTCTCGATAGGTATGTAGCTCAAGCAGCCGATCTCACCAGAGTAAGTCACTTCAAGGCCGAGCATGTATGCAAGCATGAATGCAAAGCCGAAAGGTATAGGCGTTCTCGGGAAGAAGACGAACCTAGAATAGGGGAGGAACGACGGAGCAGCAGCATCCAGAGCAATCAACCCGCGCCCTTCTACCAGTGGTGCGATCTCGCCTGTCGGGACCCCCACCCCATGCGCATGAACACGAGTCCTCTCGCGATCAGCCCATCGCAGCATGAGATCGTTCCCGTAATCCGGGTGCCAGCTTGCACACCAGAGGACGGCCTCTTCAGGTTCGAGATCGATTTGCGGAGGGTGCATCCAGTCGCTTTCCAACATCGGGAACGGCACGACATGAGCATTGTGAGACTTGACCCGATAGATACGCTCGTAGCGTTCCCGATGTAACGGACTCATAAAGATCACTGCCGCAGCCTGCTCGATGATTCTGTCTCGCCAAGCGCTCTGCGGCTGTACCGGCTCCCACCAGTCCTGTGAGACATGTACATGTCTCGGATGTGCGAGTAGCCAGTCGAAGACCTGATCTGGGTAACTCTTGATGCCAAATGAGATGAGGATGTCGGCACCCCTGACGAACTCTTCTACCAGGTTGAACTCGGGCGGCTGCACTGAGATGTCAATATGCTCAGGTGCAGCACGCAGGAAACGCTCGATAGCAAGCTCCTTCTCACCTGGCCGCTCGGTGTAGGAGAAGTCCCGTAGCACAACGGCACGTCTCCTTTGATGGTCTGACATGGGATCCTCCTGTCAACATCTAACTCTCTTACGTAATGGGAGTGCCTGTGACCGCGCCACCGGCGGCTGCGAAAAACATCGAGTAGATCGTACCCGACGAGTTCCTGAACGCGATGCATGGTGAACCGGCTGCCTGCTGACGTAGCAGAAGACCTCCATTGACGAGAATGTCAGCAGTCCCGATGGCTGCTGTGCCAGTGTTAATGCCAAGCGTATCTCCCGACTTCGGGCCGACCATGTTTGCACCAAGGCGCGTCAGCCCGGCGTCGGCATTCGCGCCGAGAGTGACATCGCCCGCGACATGCATACGCCTTCTGACTTTTTCTAAACCCACGTGCTACCTCCTTATCTGTTTCACATTGAGACGCGAACGCCGCTAGGACTCTCTTCTTCGAGCTTGCTTGGAGCAGGAGCGCCTTCAGGCTCCAGGTCCCAATCGCCGCCACTATCGGAGTCTGGATCGGACTCATCGCCCACCCGGCGCTTCCGACCATCAGGACGCGTCGTTCCAGAATCAAGGTCTGTCTGCGCAAGATCGTGTCGCGCAGCGGCTAGGTGTGCCTTGTACGGCCCCACGGTGAGAGTGCCCAGAAACACCAGGCCACACGCCTTGCACTGAGTCGTTTCGTCGCGACTCTTCAAGGGGCGCACATAGCCGAGCTTGAGGAGCACATCGTCGTTCCTCAGGTACTGCTGCCTGATAATCTGGCCCGGGCCTTCAATTACGTAGTCGCCGTACTGCTTCATCCTGCCAGAGTTGACTACCCAGAGACCTTTCCGACTCAATGCCTGCGTCTTCGCGGGCTTGCCCGGCTCAGGCGACGGCTCATCGAAGCTCTCGCGACGTTCGCGTCTCTTCTTTGCTGTTGCCACGGATCGTCCTCCCTTCTCCTACTTCCTAATCGACTACGTCAGTGAAGAAGTAGCCTGATTCTGTCTCGGTCGCCACCTGATCGAGGTAGCTGTGTGCTTCCATCACATCCTTGCGCTCAGGCTCCATGCGGTACTTCCGCATGAACTGAAGGGCGCCTCCAGTAAGAGGACGCCAGAAGAACGTGACGCCCGCCGTCGGGGTCATGAGACCCGGAGTCGGGGTTGCGAACAGCAAGATCGCGTCATCGTCGATGATGCGAGCCATCGTCAGGGAAGCGGCGCCCTCTGCACTAGATCGATACGATGCCCGCGCTACTAGCACCTCTTCGATCTCGAGGATGGATGCAAGCAGGCGACGCTGCACCAGAGCCGGAGAGTCGGTTGTTGCTCCACCCTTGATCCTGTCCACCAGGTCGGGGTGATGCTTCAGTCTGCGCCATACGATTGCGCCCATTGCGAACTTGTTCGGGCGATCTCCTGTCGCGGCCTCCACTGCATCGAGTCCGTCCTCGAGGTCAGTAAAGGGATCTGAGGCGCCGTAATCAGACCACTTGTTAGCGACCGTCTTGTCGGTACCCCACACGCCGGTCTTCATGAAGTCAGTTGCCCACGCTCGTTCACGACGGATTTGCTGAATCTGCGTGGCGAGGATCGTTGCTTCTCTGTCGAGGTTGAACACCGCGTCAGCGTTGCCTCGCTGCTCGTCCGCAATCTCGACACCCACTGCGAAGTTGTCGCAACGGAACGAGGCGTTGGAGAGTGCGTAGCCCGCAACGGGCGCTCTAGTACCAGGCGCTCGCAGGAGAGCGCGCATAGACTGCGCGTCTTCTGAACCCTGGAAGAAAGTGCCTCTCGTGTAAATCTGGTAGAGGTCTGACTGCTTTTCGACGCCCACAAGGGGGAACATCCTGTCCGCGACGTAATGTTCATCCTTGTTCAGGTGGGCGATGCTGATATCGGTCAACAGAGCGTTGACATGCAGGTCGCCTACGTCTGGCTGTGGCATTGACTCTTACTCCTTTCCCTTATTCAGACTACGCGCCGAGTGCCTGTGGACTGATTTCACACTCGAACAACACACCACTACCCGAAGCTGCGGAAATGGCTCGTCCAACAACGAAGTCATTCTCGGTTGTCGTCGCGGAACCCCGGCCACCCGCAACAGCCTGGATGGCATCTCGTTCGTTGATTGCGGCACCAGCCTCAATCTTGACAATGCTACCAACAATAGCGACTTCACCTTCACGGTCAACGGCGCTAGGCTTGTTGAGTAGCACACCAATAAACGGAGTGGCAGCATCCGCTCCCGCTACAAGCCGCCCATTGGCATCAAGCGTCATAAGACGAAACTGGTTAGTAGACAGGTCTCCACTTGCCGGAATCGTCACAGTGTTTTGCCTTCGTGTTAGGGTCATGTTCTACCTCCTTCCTTCAGAGCTACTACGAGCTTGAGCCGGAGTGCGTGCCCCTACGCCCTGTGTGCTCTTTGTCGTACGCGTTGTAGAGCTTCGGGTCTTCCGCCGCGACCTTCGCGATAGCCTCGTCGCGAGGCATCTTGCTCTCGCCTTCGGTCAGCACCTTGATGCGCTTCTCAAACTCGTCATCAGCCGATGCAGTAACCGGCCCGCCGGACGAGTCCACCCCCGCCTCAGAGAACATCCCCGCCTCGTGAAGCTGGTTGGCGTGCTCGCGCTCCCCCGCCACGTAGGCCTTAAACTCAGCGGAGTCCTCACCCTTCGTCTCAGCGAGTACCGTCATGATTGTGAGCTTGTCCGCAAGTTCCCCAACCATCGGGCGCAGCGCTGGTACAGCACCTTCCGATTCCGCAGCCTGTCTGACAGACGGCTCATCTCGACCAAGGATAATGTCGCGCATGCGCCGTTCACGGCCTTCAGTCTCAAGGCCAGTAAGGCGGCCTTCAGTCGCTATACGCTGCTTCTCGCTTGTTTCGAGTCGCGATTGCAGCGAGGTGATCTCGGCAGCGGTCTTGGAGTCGGTATCGCCGCCAGTCTCCTCTTCTTCCTCTTCCTCCTCTTCCTCTTCTTCTTCACCATTGCTACCAAAACTGATAGTAGCCTTAGTGAGCTTGGCGAGGCGCTGGAAGAGGTTCATTTGGTCCTTCTCTTCCATCTTCTCGACATCTAGGTCTTCGACCTTGACTTCTGCCACGTGTTCCTCCTTTTCTCCTGTTGCTGCATGCGGCGCAGCATCCCAGACTGTGTGCCGTACTACTTCGATAGGCTGTCCAGAAAATGTAACCTCCTCTCCTGAGTAGCTGTAATCAACCCGGAAATAATGATTACCGTTTTCTATGATTGCATAATCGTCATAGAGGTCCGCAACCCAACCTCCATATTCACTGTGCCCGAAGACTCCAGGGAATTCATGACGGGCAGCACTCATCACGAGTGTCGTGAGGTCCCCGTATGAAATACCTTCAGCGGTACTCCTAACCAGAGGAATTCTCTCTACCGTATCGCCTTCGCCCGCATCGTAGAGTCTACCCTCACTCGCAACAAGCGAGCGAAGATTCTTGAAGAAAGGATGGTTTGTCAGCGCAGCACCGATCATGATATTCTCGAAGTCCTCATGCGATGCGGGGTCCGTCCACTCCTCGAACCACTCAGGCGAGATGTACTTAAAGGCATCGTCCTTGATAAGCGTCTCTCCGCGATCTGTCCACTCAACTGAAGCCTCGATGCTCTCGTCATCATTCAGCACTAGTTCTCTGATGTACCCGACTGCGCCGGAGAGCTTCCCGTCGTGTTCAGCATCAATAGGGATTTCCTGCTGGTAGACGTGTGCATTGAAGTTATCTACAAACAGCTTATTGCCCTCAGATGTGACCTCCATATCACCCCATACAGGATGTTTATAGATACCAGGTGAAGGGAAGATGTTGATCGACTCTGGAGGTTCGGCGGCCTGTAGCTCGATAACTGAGCGGCCTAATGCGTTCTTACCCCCTAGCAGTCCGGCAAATGTCGTAGAGGCGTTCTTGAGGACTCCGTTTGCCTGCCTAAAAGCAGACGCCTCGCAGTCCTTACCGCCATCTTTCCTACACTTCGAGAAAGCGGAGTTGAAGACGCTAACCCATCGACGCTTCTGTTTCGCGCCGAGCTTCTTCACGTTGCTCGGGAGAGACTTGTCACTTGGGCCTGAGAACGGCATCGCATCTCCTCCATAAAGGAACGCCGCAGATGGAGCAATCTGGATCATCCATCTACGGCGTGCTGGCTAGCCTGGTCGCGAGTCGCGCAAGCGCGACCCCGCCTAGCTATTTATGGTATAGCACAGGTGGTCCCCGGTTGTCAAGGGCCATTCTCAGTCTCCGAACGTCTCACAGCTATCGAACGTGGCGCGTCGATGCCGAACTCCGCTACGCGGGCGGGTGTGCCATCGTGCGTAGCGTACGAGAGCCTTAACAATTGAAACTGCACGTCGGGGTGGAGAGAGACAGTCTCGCCAGGACCCATCTCCATCGGTCTAGGCGGCTCTCCATTTCTCGTGATGTGTAGGAGAGCACAAGCGCCGAGCCAGTCAATACCTACGAGCTTGAGCCGTATCACAGCATCACTTGCCTTGATTGTAATTGAGGTACCGACCGTCCTGCGCAACACGTACATCTTATTCGACTTCTTCCCAGATGCCACTATTGCTGAACGTAAGGACCAGCATGCGGCCTGCGCTTCCGCACTCTGGGCAGATCACAAGGATTTCCACACATGAGTCGAGGAAGCAGTTATGAGCCATTGGGTTACGACGGCAGATGAAGACATGCTGATGGTGAGAAGTGCTAGGCATTAAGTCATATGCTCCCTAATGCTTTCGTCCATGAGCTTTCTGACAGTCGGGAGTACCTCCCGGCTTATCTTGCGCATAAATGCTGCGGCGGCGCCCCGCCGCCTGCCGCCTTCGAGCGTCGTGTGCTGCGTCCTGCCCGTCACGAACTCGGCATAAGATTCAGCGTTGGTGATCCTGTATAGACTGGACGAGACACGCTCACGCACCCAAGAGAGAAAGTACCGCGCCGTCTTAACACGAGACTGTGCCTTAATTGTGTCAAAGACAAATTGCGAGCCACGATCAAGCCCCTGGTCGAGCGCGCGTTCTGCTCTAGCGGGGTCGAGCTTGCTCAGCGCGCGCTTGAAGCCGTGCATCCTGACTTCAAGACCTATTGATGCGAAATCTTTACGCGCCATCGTTCTGTGTCTGGTGCTGCCGCTCGGGGTTATTAGGCAGATTAGTTGGCTCAGGCTTAGGCTCTTGCTCCTTTTTGAATTCGTCGATTGCATCGGGCGGCGGCGGCGGCAGATTACCGACTGCGTGCAGATGCTCAAGGACCTCTTGCGTGGGCCTGATAAGGCCTAGTCCACCCATCACACGGAGGAATGGCGTTAGCTCAGCCATCTCTAGTTCGCCAGGATCGCTGTGATTCAGCTTCGGGAGTCCGGTTATACCCGGGAATGCATTCAGCAAAAAAAGTTTCGGGATGAGATACATGTTGATCTCATCCGCAAATGTATCGAGGCGCCCCTTAACGGCAAGGTGCCAGAGGTCCTTCTGCGAATTCGCGAGCGCAAATGACCCAGTGCGCCCCGCCGCGCCCAGAGTCAAGAACTGCGCCAGCACGCTCCTCATAATAAACGTACTGCACCTTGTAATCGTCTTATCGGTATCGACGACCTTCTTGCCTGGCGTCTGGATTACGTCGATGTCCCATCCTAGGTGTGGCTCCGCGCCGAATCGTTGCAGCAGGAAGTATGTCTGGTCATCGACATGATAGCGCTCTCCCATCTCTCGCGCCTTGGCTTTGTCTGCTTCAGACGCGTTCGCGGGGAGCATGATTTTCAGCACGCCCGTCATGTCGCGCTCGGCGCCTATGACCTCAATCTCCTCCATGTTGGTCTTGATGTAATAGGGTCGATAAGCGTTGCGGAGCAGACTAATCCCTTCAGGGTTGTTCTTCTCGCTTGTCGTACGTATGAGGAGAGCTTTCGCAATGGGGATAACGACTTCTTTGAAATCTGGTGCGCCGCGCTGGATCATAGCCTGAATGCCACCGTGTTCGTCAAATACCCAGCGCGCAAGTGTTTCCTGGCCACGCAGCCCGAGCTTCCTGAGGCCGATTCTGCCATCGCTGAAGCGGCTCGGCGTGTCGCCTTCAACACCTAGACGCTGCTTGTAGACGACCTCGAACAGCGCCCACCCGAAGGCATTTGAAGTCATCGCGTCAACGACGAAGTCACGCCAGCTATGTGACATGTCCTCGAAGAGGCACTGTCTGATGAATTCCGCCGCATCCAGGTCCGGCTGGCTCTCGCTTGCAGCCGCAACTTCCCACTGAGACCCTAATGTGACATGCAGGATAGCAAACAGGATCGCTCCGATGTCAGGATCATTACGCCGCATCTCATCGAAGACTCGGACACCCCGGATGCCGCGAAGATTAGGATCAAACTCTTCCTGAACTTCGCCGCCAAACCTTTTAAGTCCAGTTGTCCCCATCTCAGCGAACGGAGAAGGGACACCGTCCGTCTGACCAGACACATCTACCCGAGGCTCGCTAACCATACATCCCTCCTACTGTAGTTTCAATGCGCGTAACCGCGAATCGATCCTTCTGCGCTGGCGAAAACCCGAGAACCAGAGAAAGATCCTACGAACCATCTTCATCTCCCCCTCTCATGCGCGAGTGTACCACACAAGCCAAGTAAAGTCAATAGTCGGTCAAGGCTCCGCGCGCTGATCACCCCGCCGTATATCGGAGGTAAGCAGAGCTGTGAGCCATGTCTGTGTCATCACGAAGGCCTCCTTCCTCGTCATTTCATTCGATTCTCGAAATTGCTTGAATATCTCAACCGTCATAGCTGCCGTCTGCTTGATACTCGAAGCGAGCTGGTCGCCTTCATTTATCTTCCGAATTAAGTCGTCTGTATTCTCATCCATCTTATCACCTCCCAGTGAATCTACGTGGCAATCCAGAGAGCCGCGACCCTGTTCGCTGCCTCGTGCCTAGAGACAGCAGCGGCGATCCAGCAGTAGGCATTGGCTCTGCTCCAATATCAGGGGGAGTCTGCCACGCGCCCATGCGCCCGGGCGAGGCGGGCTGCTCAGGCAGCGCGTGCCCGGAACTCTTTAGCCCCCAACAGAGATACCGCAGCGCATCAGCACAGTGGTCATGTAGCTTAATGACCTCGTCTGGCTTCTCAGCATTCCAGACGTAGGAGTCGAGTTCTTTAGACAGCTCAGAGAGTCTACCTCTGACAAAGAATAGCCTTCCACTCATCATCCGCTCGAAGACTTCCTTCAATCCGTCGAGTACTGCATGCCGTGGCGCAGCAGTAAGCCGCCAATGCTGGTTGACAAACTCTGCTATCGCTTCGGGTGCAGCCGGATCGCCCCAACCCAGAGTCACTTTCTGCCTGTGCGGAGCGGCACGCGCGTTCTCCGCGTTCGTGCGTTCAGTTTCATAGTATTCATCGAAGACATAGAGAACGTCTTCCGGCGAGAGAGCCCCATAGAGATTTACGTGTGGGTTGTTGTAGCCGAAGTCCACGCCAGTATAACCAGGCCACCTTTTCCATTCAGAGGGGAGCTTGGAGAAGTTGATCCAGTGGTCGTCTGTCAGCATCGAGTAAACTAACCCAGCCGGTCTGTCCCACTCACCCATGTAGAACATCCTGAACATCCAAGGCGGGAGCGTTGCACGGGCGCGCTCGAACTCAGCTACGGGGAACTTGGGGTTCTCGACTGACGGGAAGTTGATGATCTCTACGTCTTGACGAGACGCAGGATCATCTTTGGGCAACTTCGTCGCATCGGATAGCGCCTTTAGCCAGCCCAGTACATAGGGTGTGGTCGTGCCAAGTATACGACCCTCGTGAAACCGGACGCGTCTCTCGGCCGCACGAAAAGACTCCTCAGGAAACTGGCGCTGTCCGCATTCATCCAAAGCAGCCCAGTGTACGTGCGCACCCTCGATTGACTCTGGAGTGTCGGCGCTACAAAAGTATATATAGCCACCATCATAGAATTTCCAGATGCCGTCCTGTCTCGACTCCCACTGGCCTAACTTTAACTTATGCTCAAACAGGCGTAGAAAAGTAGGCATGGTCGTGCGCCGCAGAATCTTATACGGCGCAACGACAATGCCCGAGCTTGCTATGATACCGCGTTCAGCCAGGCGCGCGCGTTCCGTCAGAACCCAGAGTGGCGAGTATGCAGTTTTCCCACCGCCAGTACCTGCGATAACGATAACGACTTTTTTCTTCGAGTCCTGGGCCCGCTGCTGACCAGGGTGTAGCTGCGCACGGAGCAGGACAGTCATTACGCGGGTTTAACATTCTTCAGTTTGAGCTTATAGCAGCGGTTAGTACCGCACGTAGATTTGCCTTTGCGCATAGCGCGCGCAGGATTTGATATGGCCACCCATCGATAGAGCACACCAGCAGCGCCGGGCAGGCTATGTCGGTGCAGATGCAGACCATCTCGCGCTACTGACTCAACAAAACGGTGAAGCTCCAGGAGGTCGATATCGACACTCAGTTGGGCGCGTTCTTCAGGCGAGGGGAGTGATGGGGGCGGCGTACGTAGGCGGGACGGTCGAAAGAAAGCCATCAGATTCTCCTCAAGCATTGCGCGAGAGAGCCGACCGACGACACGGCTGAGGAGTTCCGTGTCGCGGCAAGCTCCCTCGCGACTACTGCGGAACAAGCCAGCACTCCGATGAGACCCTACGCGCCCAGAAGCTCCTGCCGAAACATAGCACAGTGGAGGTACATGCCAGCTTGTTTCGCAGTTACTAGTCTAGCACGAAGCTGGCATAGCTGTCAAGGACCAGAAAAGCACTTGACAGCGGCGTTCAGATGTTATATACTTATCGTGGTGACAGTAGATAGCCAGACCAGAGAGGAGCATAGCACGATGACAAACGAGAACGCAACAGCGCAGCACACGGCGGAGCCGCCCGTCACCTGCGAGTTCTACATCGTCTTCGACGGCCCTCCGTCGCATGCGTCGGGTAGATTCGTTGAGGTCGAGGACGAACAAGGCCATTCTCTGAAAGTGGGAGAGTGGGAAGAACGAGAAGATGGCTTCTGGACTCTCGGCCCGTTCGTAGAGGCCAACGTCCACGAGGAATTGCTGAAGGCGCTGGAGTGGGCACTGCCATACGCCGAGGAGCACGCAGAGCGCACGTCTCAGTGTTGCGGGGCGCCCCAGCACTCCGAAGTGGAGGGGATGTGCGCCAAGTGTCGGGAGTGGACGGGCTTCGACAATCCCGATCTGGAATATGCCCGCGCAGCCATCGCCGCTGCTAGGCCCCAGGCCACAGGAGAGGGAGGTGCGCAATGAGCCCTGCGCGTGGCTATTTCGGGATCGGGGCGGTGCTGCTAAAAACTGAGGTCAACTTCGGTACGATGGTGCGCACTGCGGAAGCATTTGGGGCTGCATTCTGCTTCACAGTCGGGCGGCGCTACAAACATCAGACTTCAGACACGACTAAAAGTTGTCGCCATTTACCTATCTTCCACTATGCTGACCTCGATGAGTTCTGGCGTCATATCCCGTTTGATTGCGTGCCGGTTGCCGTAGAAGTTGGCGGCGCGAAGTTACTCCCGCATCTGGCGCACCCGCGCAGCGCAGTCTATCTCCTGGGGCCTGAAGATGGGAACCTGCCGAAAGAGATACTGGAGCGCGCGCCCATCACAGTGAGTATCCCAGCGGCTCGCTGCCTTAACGTCGCAACGGCAGCAAGCATCGTCATGTATGACCGAATCGCCAAATGCTAGAGACGAAGACATTCATGTATGCCTATGCGTGCCTGGCTGGAGTCAATACACGCGCATGAGGGCTAGGTAGTGTGCGGCGGCAGAGGAAAAATAACGGGAGATGAGCCCGGAGCATCAACGCGCTCATTCCCACAATATCTTGACGTACCATTCCCCCACGCGAAAGAGCCGCCGTTTCTGGCGGCTCTCTCTCGACATTCGCGTTCGGCTAGCGGCTGCGGCGCTCCAACTCTCGGTATTCGCCACGGCCAGCAACGAAATGGTGGTATCCGGCGTGGCTCGCTCCACGGTCACACCATGAAGTTACGCGACCATTCGAGCTTACGATTCTCGCTCCGCAAGTCTTCATCATCGACGTGCTGCGGCCATCTGCGCCAGCGCTCGCACTATCACGCCATGCGGCCAGCAGTAGCGCATGCCATAGACCGGCGGCAGTGTGCATCCAGCGGCGACACAGTGCTTCACTTTGAGACTTCCATCTCTGCCAACACGTCGCCAAGCGAGACGAGCGCGTGAGCAAACACCGCCAGCGCTTGCGCGGTGTCATGGTCTAGCGCGATGTGCGCGTAGCTCGCGCGATACATCACCACGCGCCGATACTCTTCGAGCGTTGCGTACAGCTTCTCCGGATCGGCTACTTCGATCAACAGTGCCGCCAGCGGCTCCGCTTTGCTCGCCGGTAACGACATCGCCACCAGTAGATCGGTAAGTGCAGTCTTCACATTATCGCTCTCTTTCTACCAGCGACCGGCCAGCCGCCACTGGCCGGTTGACCGGCTCTACATCATGGCGATGCGACGGACGATCACGATGACACGCTCGATCATCAGCGCATCACCGGCAGCATGCGGACACTGCTCGCCGTCGCACTCGACAAGCACATACTCGGTATGGTGAGCGGCGTGGCCGTCGTGATCTTCGCTCATGTCCGCAATCCACCGCGTCACCAGCGCGTTCAGCTTATCAAGCTCAGTCATTGGCGCTCTCTTTCCGGTAGCAGCATGCCGCCACACGCTGCGACCACTGACGGCGCTACTTGCTGCGCCGTGTGCTCTTGCGGCTCACGCGGCCACGGCCACGCTTGCTACCGTTGACCGTGCGCGTGTGCTTCGCCAGCGTCCACGTACCGGCGGCTTCGCCATGAGCGAACACCGGCACATCGCTGCGCTGGTCCGCGCGGAACGTCGCCGCTACGCGCCGGACCGTGCGGAATTGCGCCGACTCTACCGACTCGAAGAGTTCGGCCACGGTAGCCGAACGCTTCATGTGCCGAAGCTCGCTCTCCAGCACCGGTATGCGCTCATCGTATGCGAACGCCGCTACGCGCTCATTCTTGCGCGTGGCGACTGCTCGCGCACCATTCTTCCGCGTGGCCGTCTTGCCACGTTTCACCGTCTTCCGTCCGGTCTTCGTCTTCGCCATTATACTGTCTCCATCGGACTAGTAGTGCGTGCAAATGGACGTAGAGCAATTCGCTGGTATGTTCCGGTTCGCCAACCGGCGACTGCGACGATCTCTCGCGTCTTATTGGCAATGCGCGTGTGTTGCGCCGCTGTCTTTTTGCTCCGAGTCCATCGTCTCATGAATCGGTCATTGTGTCAAGTGCCAAAAGTATCTATTTTTGCAGCTTGACATAACGGGGCAGGCGGGGCGGGCGGGAGTCGAACGAGTGTGCTGGCGAACAAGTGTGCGAGGGTAAGAGAGGCATCGTTAGTAGCGCATCCAGACCCAGCAGCCCATCGTTAGTAGAGCACCTGGACCTAGCCCCGCCTGCAGCCCGTCTCCTCCCAGGCAGGCGAGGCCAGGCACCAGCCCGGGTCCGGGAACGTCGTTCTCGTTAGTACCGGACCTAGACCCAGGCGGGACATACACAGGGGCAGAGAAGGGCGCCGTTCCCGACGCCCCACTCTCCTAGCTAAGCTCCTGGACCTGCGTCTTCGCAGCCAACTTCGTCACCGCTTTGTCGGCTGCCTTCATTGCTGCCTCAGTCACCTGCGCCGCGTCTTCCTTCGTGCCACCGCTGATGATTACGACTGCGTGTACGTACATGCTACTTCTCCTTCGCTACTGCTAGCCTAGTCCTTTTCTGCCGTTATTACTATGGCCTCCAGCACCTCATCCTCAAGCTGCGTCTCGCTCGCGATTTCGAGCAGAGTGTCGATCACGTCCGAGTAAGACACCTTTCCCACACCAGCCTGACTGGAGTTGGCCTTCTGCATCAGCGCATACAGCGCGTTCCGCGTCTCATCTCGTAGTATCATGCTGTCCTCTTTACTATCTTCGCCTCCCGACGCCCCTCCACCTGCTTCCCTCAGTCAGTTCTTCTCTGCCATTGCGACCACCTCCACTAGCATCTCTCCCTCAGATAGCCACTGGTCTGAGATGGCCAGCAGCGCATCGATCACGTCCGAGAGCGACGCCTCTACCTCGCTCTGATTGCCGTTGGCCAGGACCATCAAGCGCTGTAGTGCCTGGCTCGTCTCGTCCCGTATGGCTATTGCTGCTATACCCATGTTCTTGCTCCTCTCTCTGCTACTAGTCTTCCTCGTCTAGCTGCCTGTCGTACTTCTCCCACTGTTCCTCGCCCAGCATGAGTTCTCCAACCCTGGTCAGTACGTCGATGGCGTGTAGGACCTCTCGTCTAGTCTCGCGCACCGCCGGCGCATCAGCGCCCACTCGTATCCCGTCGTCGGCACGTATTAGTGTGGCGTGAGCTTCCCGGATACATGTCGCTATATCGTCACCCATTATCCTGCTCCTTCCATGCTACCGTCCGGCACTCCGTTGGCGTCCGGCACTATCATTATAAGAGATCGCGCGTGAGCTTGTCAAGTGGCAAAAGTATGTATCCCTCTAGACTACCAGGTCCCAGGCGGGCAGGGCGCCGCACTCAGGCGGGTCTACAGGCGCCGTTCCCCTTTGACTCAGACCTAGGCGGGAGTCTCAGACGGGTGATGGGAGAGCGTTAGTAGTGGACTCAGACCTAGAGAAAGAGCCCCCATCGTCCATGACGGAGGCTCTTCTCGCGCTTTCGGGAGTCCCTAACCTGTATCTTCGGAACGACTGCAACACGGAGTCTCAGGTAGCAACTGCGTGCGGCCCCTACTTGCATAGTCACTATACCACAGCCTGCAAGAGAAGTCAAGGTCTCGACGGGGAGCCTAGGCGGGCGCCGAGAGCGTTCCCCCGAGGTTCTCACCTACACCTGAGGCTCGGGCAGGCGCTCGAACCGGTAGCGCTCGAAGACGCCTTTCAGTTCATCGGGTTCTGGGTAGTATTCCACCTCCGCCACGGCGATATCATCGATTGGCATAAGGATCGTGATCGCCTTGACACGATCCGGCTTGATCCCCATCGCCTGACACAATTCCGTCCCTAGTTGGCGGCCTAATACAAACGGCATGGCTCCTCCTACTCATCGAATACGTCAGTAACTTCGCCTTCGACTACGTCCTCCCCCTGGGCAGGCGATTCAGACTCGGATTTGGACCCTGGCGGAGCGATAGCAGGGGCGGGAGGGACGAACTGCAAGACTATACTAGGAGTCCCGGGCGGGTGTCCTGGGCTCTCCTCAGATTCACCTCGACGCTTCTTCTCGCTCCTTACCCCCACTAGACCTGCCTCTTCCGCCGTATCTAGCATCTTCCTGAAGCTGGCAAATAATTCATCGTCCGAAGCCTCCTCCATCCTTGAATATAACTCGTCGCAGGCCTTCTGAATCAGCTTCGTGAACGAGTTACTGGCAGCAGCCTGTGCATACTCCCGAACCGCAGTCAGGCCGCCCTCTTGCGCGAACCACCCGTAGATAGTACGCTCGGGGATATCAAACTGCTCAGCCGTACTGGGCACGCCATCCTGAATAGCAACTAGCATGATGCCCAGTCTCATATGCCTCGGATAAGGCTCCGACTCGACAACAGCAGTAGCATCGCTAGGCTTCTGATGCGGCGGTACGATGTGTTTCTTGTGTTTCTTGACTGTAGGCCGGTGCTTGCGCGAGCGATAGCGTGCGGGGTCTACGTAGCCATCGGGCTTGTCGCGCAGCTTAGCGTCTTTACGTTGGGCGAGAGTAAGACTGGGATCCGATTTCATGATTAGCCTCCGCCTGCCAGAATACGAGAGATGTTCCGCTCAGTAAGCCCAAACTCCTGCGCCAGAGCTTTACGCCCCACGCCCTGACTTCGGCGTGTCCTGATTTCTTTATCACGCTCAGGCAAGAGGATGGCGCGAATGCCGCCAGCTACATCATATCGACACAGCTCAAACGGACACCGGAGGCAGCATGACCTAGCGTCGCGATGCTCGGTTGCAACATCGCAGCCACAAGGCGCCAGGTGTCGGCATGGCGGTACTTTCGCCTCACGATAAGATGACCGCATAGGGAAGGCATCGAACCGGACCTTACGGCCACTAGCATGTCTCGCAGTGATGTCTAGTATGACCTCACCTCCAGGCTGGCCGTAACTCGCGCTCTGGTATCTTCTGCCACCTGTCGCCATCCCAGCGATAGACGCCATCAGGCCGAGCAAGTACCGCCCCGGTCCTCCTTGCAACGGCTTCGAGTAGCATCTGCTTTCCGCCCATGCGTGATGGAAGCAGGATAATCATTCTTTCACCTCCGGCCAGTGGCCCCGTACAAGTCGATGCCACCAGGCGACATCGTAGGACAGCCCGCACGTGAGACAGCCCATGAACACGTAGCCAGCAGATGGCGACGGACGAGGTCTGTATGTCTCCTTCTCGTTGAAAGGCTTCGTAGCTATCGCCTCTAGTGCCTGCCAGATGTCCATTAGCTACCTCCAGTAAGCGGCCCTGTACGCGAGTCCAGCATAGCACACGCGCGCCGAGGGCGTCAAGCTCCGCTTGTGACGTAGCTCACAGAGCGCCATAACACGTCAAGTAAAAAGCCTTGACATACCCGCAGAGAAGTTATACCATTCTATTGGCGACAGAGCCACATTAACAAATGCATACCGACTGCCGACAGAGGCGAGCACGTCTGAGTCCGATGGAGACGCAGACCAGTAGGATACAGCTTGGCGGGGGTGCTCCGAGCGCTGAGATTGGACGATCCGTGGTCACGTGCAGAACACTCGACAGGCGCCGGTAGAGCCAGACAGAGAGGGTGACATGAGGTATGTCACCCTATTTGTTTTGCCATAGCAACCGCGAGCAGGTGATGGCGTCGGACGATGAGCGGCAGCAGCGACGGGAGAGTCCGGCTGGCTGTAGTCTACTCTCTATCTTTAGAGAGCGACGGTAGTCTGCGATAGCAATGACGCTGGAACGCCTGTGGGGTGTCTGATTGGCACAGACACGGGGAATCGTTGGTTGAGCCGGAGTAACGGCGGAGGAGAAGATTTTCCATCTCCTCCATGAGTGCGTGACGTGGGTCATGCTCTCATAGTTGAGATGGAGGTGTCTCATGGCATACGTGAAGGCAGTCATTGTCGTCGGTGGTTCGGCAGTGGAAGCGACGGAGGTGGTTGAGGCGGCGGAGAAGATGGCGGAGAAGATACAGAGACGGCATCCGAACCCGAAAACAAAGACGGTGACAGTGACGGTATTCGACTGAAGACTCAGTGGCGAGTAGTAGGGACGGAGGTGTCCTATGGGATACTACATCCAGGTACCGGAGAACGAGGGGAAGGCGCAGCAGTTGGTTGGCCTGCACGGTGCGACCATTCTGCCAATGCGTCCAGAGGCGTTCGAGGACGTGCCAGAAGGCCAGGCGCTTATCTGCGTCGTTGATAACGGCGCATTCGAGGCAGCGGCGCTGTGCTACTCACGGGAGGAGTTCATCGAGTTCACATCGCCTGACGTGACCACCGGCCACCAGCGGCCACGCACATGGGTACTGATGGCGAAGGCCCTGGCACATGAGCTTGCCGGGTACTCCAGCTAGGAGGTGTCAAATGCAGCGCTTTAAGGTAACACTCAACTTGTCGGATGTCTATGTGGTATCCGATAAGCCCATCGACGAGCTAGCAACCGAACTGACGGAACTAGCCGAGAGGTTCCTATACGACTTTCGGCTACATGTGTTTCACTGTGACCGTCATCCCGACTCGATTCAGCTAGACGTGGAGGAGGTGGAGACATGATGAGCAGCGCCGACAATCACCTAGAGCGCGGAAGGACCCGGAGTACGTGCGGTAAGCCATGGGATGTTCACGGCAGTCACGACTGGAACAAGGGCGACGCTAGGCTTTGGTGTCCTGGTACTGACGGCTCGAACCCTCAGATTCCAGATGACCTGAAACGTGAGCTAAGAGAGAGTAGGAGGTGAGCCGATGAGCGGAGACTACGGTTGGAGAAGGGGGAAACGGTGGACGAATGAGAAGAAAGGAGGAGCGTTTATGCCCACCGGTAAAGATAGCAAGCGAAGCAAAGTCCTAGCCCAAGCCATCGACGGCCTCGAAGCCATCGGCGCATTCGGACTTGTCTGCGCAGAGGACGGATGCGACGAACAGGGTGTCGCCGTCTTCGCCATCAATTATGGCCCAGCAGCCGCAGCCGGTGCCTCGTGCCTCGAGCACCTGCACATAGCTTGTGCTAAGATGCAAGCGCTAGGACGTCTGGTCGCATCGCCAGAGGAGATCGTAGAGGAGAGCAAGGAGGTGATAACCAATGGCTAGGTACAGCAAAGCAGCCTACATCGAGATCGCAACGGCGATCAGGATGCTGTACGACTTGTTCAATGAGAGCACCCCATCCCGAGCATCAGTTGTAGGCACTCTCGCCGATGTATTCGAGAGAGATAACCCACTATTCAGAAGGGCGCAGTTCTACAGAACCTGCGGCATAGACATCCCAATGGAGGAACAGCATGGTGAGAGTGCCCTACACACCAACACGCGACGGTAACCTGCACATCCATAAGCAAAGCAGATACGTCGATGGCTCCTACCACGACACCTGGCACCCGGTCAAGCGTTCGCACAAGAACATCACAGAAGAAGGCCGAGAGCTTCACGCGCAGCACCTGGTGGAGATCGGCGAGGAGAAGGAGCAAAAGGAACAGGCTATTCGGGCTAAATTTCCAGGTAAGTGCTCTCTTTGCCAAGACCCTGTCGCCGAAGGCGATGAAGTCTGGTGGTCGCCGTCAATCAAGATGGTACGCCACCGAGGCGCAGGAACGTGCGACGGCAAGTTAGTGGCGATGAAGCCTCGCATCGAGGACATCGACATCGCACTACCAGAACGACCGACGAAAGCCTCGAAGGAGGACTTCCAGCGGTTCAAAGATCAGATGGATGAGATGCGCGGGCAGGTCACAGCAGCAGAACAGAAGGCCACCATCGCGCGGAAGGCTTCGGAAGCCGCGCAAGAGGAAACCAAGAAAGCCATTGCCCGCATTGACAACGCCCGCCGCGTCGAGATCGAGGTCACTAGAACATTACCGGGCGGCCAGAAGAAGACCAGGAAGCTCAAGGCGCAACAGCACGTAAACTTCCCGAGGCTGCTCAAGCTGATCGCAGCAGGCATCAATACCGCAATGGTAGGCGACGCAGGCAGCGGCAAGACGGTCGCCGGAAGGAATGCAGCTAAAGCACTAGGACTGGACTTCTATCATCAACCGCTGGGGCCACAGACGAGCAAGAGCGACCTCGTTGGCTACATGAGTGGGTCGGGGAAGTACGTGCCGTCGCTGGTTCGCATGGGGTGCGAGAGCGGGGGGCTCATCGAGCTAGACGAAATGGACGCAGCAAACCCAGCAATCCTCACCATCGTCAATGCGCTAGTAGACGCAAAGCCAGGAGAAGCAATTGGCTTTCCTGATGGAATGGTGAAGAAGCATCCTGATAGCGTCTTCGTCGCCGCCATGAATACGTTTGGAAGAGGTGCTGATATGCTGTACGTTGGCCGGGCTCAGCTAGACGCAGCAACACTCAACCGCTGGGTCTATTTAGAGTGGAACACAGACTGGAGCTTGGCGCATTCTATCTGCGGTGAGCGGCACAAGGAATGGACTGCCTACGTGCAATCCTTGTGCGAAAGCATAGCCAGACAGAAGATCAGGGCGATCATCGGGATGAGGACTGCGTTGATTGGTGCGCGCATGCTCGACGAGAAGATCGACCGCGAGGAGGTCGAGCAGGCTGTCATCTGGCAGCCGATCTCGAAAGACGATAAGGAGAAGATTCTGGCGGGCCTCAACAAGAGGGAGCCAAGCCATGTCTTGTAGTAACAGCAAGGTACACTCCATCGCGCCGCCCGCAGAGAAGCCATCCGGTGAAGGAATAGTACAAGCCTTCGACGGTATGTGGGACTGGATTAGTTTCCTGGAAACCCCTATAGACATGAAGGACGAAGAACGTACCAGTCAGATGAGCGGCATGCGCGGGAGAGGCGAATCATGGAAGGAGTGGTCTGGCACTGACACGTTCGAGGACGCCATCAAGCTCGCCAGAAATGGATGGGATGAAGGTATCAACGAGATACAGAAATACAGCGCCGAGCTTTCTGAGGAGCTGATCGGCCTGCTTCATATCCCCGAAGTCCATTACGATGTGGTAGGCGACCAACTCGACATCGGCAGGTTCGTCAACGATGAACCCGAGCAGTTCATGACGCTCGTTCCCGCAGAGATCGAGAGAGAGCCCATGCTGCTCAAGATGGGTGTCAACTTCGCAGCGTCTCAAGGTGTGCCACAGAAAACGATGATCACAAGAGGAGCGGCAGTCGTCGCACTCATCGATGCGCTTGAGAAGCACGGGAAGCGGGTGCAGGTGGACGCCATTTCCACAGCATTCGATTTATTCTCCTACGGTGATACGTTCGGAATCGAGACCCGAGTGCGTCTCAAAGAATTCGGTGACCCACTACAGTTGGCGAACTTAGTCTATGTGCTGGCGCATCCCAGCGCACACAGACGGCTTGCATTCGGTTCATGGGAACACGCGAAGGGATCAATGCGAAGGTGGCTAGGGGTATTCGCTGGAGGCGAGTACGGTTATCCGCTGGACATAACTGGAAAAGCTCTCGAAGAATTCGACATCTATGTACCCGGACTGTTCACGACACGGAAGATGGGTGAGAACGCTGCTTTGAGGTACATCGTCTCGGAGCTATCGGAGCAAGGGATTCATACTAAGAAGGAGGCCGAACTATGAGAAGTATAGTTGTGGAAAGCGTGAGCACAAAGGGGATCAAGTTTCGAGTGTGGCCCCTGCTCACATTTCCTCGTGGTATGCTGCGCCAGTGGGGAATAGCAGTCATCCGAAACGAAACTAAAAGCCCGACCCGAAAGGAGGCTGAGCCGTGAAGTTCCGATGTTGTGGCAATCAGGCAACACAGGGGCATGCATCAGACTGTCCACTAAAGCCAGACCCAGACAATAAGCAGAAACTACCCCCATCACCAGCGGCGGAAGGTATGGCACGTCCGGGTGGATGCTCGTTTGACATCCTCGAGTTTGAACATATCGGGGAGTGCAAGGGGACATGCGGCGACCAGAGCGAGAAGATTCGATTCGAGATGCTTGACGACGGCGAGGTCACTCTCGTCGTCGTTGAGTTAGACCTGGATAGCCCGGAAGACATGGCGAAGTTGGAGGAGCTGCTCAAGCAGGGCAATGTCCGCGAAATGACGGCGGAAGAAACGCGGGAAGTCTTAGGGAAGCTCATCAGTGGCCGGTTGGACATAGAGATCAAGAAGATGACCCTGGACGAATTCCTATCGATGCTGCTTGGAGAGCAGCCAAAGCCAAAGCCAGACGACCCATACTTGACTGTGAAGGAAGCAGCCGCCGCGCTTGGCTTCTCCCTAAGCTGGACACGCGCACTCTGTCGGATGGGGCGTCTACCAGGAGCCGTCAAGCTGATGCGCAAGTGGGCGATACCGCAGAGTGCGGTATTCCTGCCAGACTGAAAGGAGAAGGGAATGACGAAGACACTAACAATCACTAAACCAGAAATGGAAGCACTCATACTCCTCCTTATCCCAGAATTCAGCGACGAAGACTTCTCTCACGACTCTCTCGACTTCATCTACGAACTACTTAACGAAGGTAAAGAGGTCGTGAATGTGCGGGCATTCTCCTCGCTCTTCCGTAAATTAGGTTTCCAACGATCAGCAGACTATGTAGATGTAGCCATACAGGAAGTTCGGGAGGGGGCATGGACATGACGACGAAGAAGGCACTCAAGAAGAAGTCCAAAGAATATCGCTGCATAGCACCCGCTATAGGACATGACCACAAGCGCTGTCGAGGGACCACAAAAACAAAGGGAGGGCTCTGCGAGAACCATCTTGCCGTGGTCGCCGAACCGAGCCAGCCAGGATGGGCGAAGAAGGCCATCACTGAGCCAGGCCAGTATATCGATGTGAGGAGCGACTCTCGTCCTGAGATCGTCCATCACGTCTACACAGGTGACAGCGTACAAGCACCGCACTGCACCTGCGAAGCATTCCATCACGGCACCCGAGAGTACAACGTCTTGTTCAGGCTATCAGGGTTGTTCCGAACCGAGTGGACTGAGAAGCCTAGCGCGTGGCCTCATTGCTGTACGCAGGCGAGGTGCTGGATGCACGTCAATAACCCTTGGTGTGATTGTCACTGTTGGTGGTGTCGCATCGCAAGACTCCTTCGGAAGGAGAGTATCGACACCGAGGAGGAGCCGCCATGCATGAGCCACGTCCAAACGGAGGCGACGGTCGATGAGGGATACGATTCCCTAACTGATGTTCAAAAGGCATTCTACGATGGGTACGACGAAGGCTATAAGGCCAAGGTAGAGACACTGACGAGGGCGCTGGAGACGATTGAATGCCAACACGATCACCAGCGAAGTTGCATCTTCGATCCAGTGTGTGATCTCGACTGCGTGCGGTGTGAGGCGCTCCGCCAGACGGATAGCCCACTCGGAGATGAGGCGCACCGCGCGGCTATCGAAGCTGCTAAGGGAGACACTTCGTGAAGGTCCTCATCTGCGGCAGCCGAAACTGGGAGGACCCCGGACTTATGATAGATACCATAGAGGAATACATCTACTCGCTGCCGAGGCATACCATCATCATTCATGGAGGAGCGAGGGGCGCCGACACGCTCGCAGGCATCACAGCAGAGAGTAGAGGTCTGGAAGTACGAGAGTACCCAGCAAACTGGAAGGAGTTTGGTAGACGTGCTGGGCCAATCAGGAACGCCACGATGCTAGCGAAAGAGAAACCCGATCTCGTCGTCGCGTTCACTCTGAATCTCGCAGAGAGCAGGGGAACGAAAGACATGGTACAACGCGCCATCGCTGCGGGTATACCAGTGGAGGTGAAACCGTGAGCCTCATCGCGGCGAAGAAAGTAGCACTCGGGTAGAGTACAAACAATAGGAGAAACCACATGGCAAAGGCAACAGAGACACAAGACGACCGCGAAGCCGCAATCTCAAAGGCGCACAGTGCGCTCAACAAGGCGAAGACAGTCGAGCAGCTACGCGAGGTCTGGAAAGAGCACTTCCCCATCATCGGCCATAGGATCCTTGGTCGGCTGCTGATCGGTCAAGACGTAGAAAGCGCTAGTCGCCGCAAGCGTTCAGAGTAGCATGGCTGCTAGCAGCGCATACCGTCGCTGTACGCCACCACACGCGCCGCGCCGGTGTGGTTCACGCACACCGCCGGAACGACCGCGTACGTGGCGCTCAGAGCGTACCACAGCCACGCTAGCAGTGGCATGTGGCATGGATCATCGGCTATTCGAGAGTCAGAGAGGAGGCTCTGCGTGATGCTTGAGCAGGAGGTCTACGACATTCTCAACTTCTTTCCTCACTGGTTCTGGTCTTTCGCGCTAGTTGTGTTCCTTATTAAGAGGAGTACCAAGGGGTGATCACCAACAAGGACGCAAGAGGCAAGACAGTTGGGGAGGGCGATACTGTCATAGACAAGCGTGGTCGAGCTTGGGTGATAATCTCTACCGAGGCCACGCTGAGGAAGCAGCGGCTCGTCCGTGCTCGACGCATCTTCCACAGCAAGGAATACTTTTCAGTGATCGATCCGCGCCGCACATTTCGCGTGCGGAAATCCTCAAGCTCGAAGCAGGCAAATGCGCGGAGATGGAAGGAGTTCTACAAGAAGTACGCGCGTCCTCTAAATCGTGCTACCGCACGGCGGCGACGCATTGCCGAGGCGCTGCCGCTCAGACCGTGCCCCGTCTGCCAGAACGGTGCGCAGCCCTGTAAGTTCAAGATAGGTCTCGCCGTCTGGAGAGGCAAAAGGCTACGTGTCTGCTCAACATCATGCGCCCATACAGTCAAGAACGAGGTGAGACGAGAACGGCATGAACAGCCTAGTATCGACCCCGAGCGAGTGCGAAAGACGGTAGCATTTCGCTTCATGCAGAAAGGGGGGCAAGAGTGAATGGCCGACTTCACTGACGATCTCATAGACTGGCTTGAGGAACAATTCGATCCGACTGACATCTCGCGCGTGGCCGGAGGTATCCTCATTGGCATCGCGCTAAGCATCCGGCACCCTAAGACTGCGGAACGCTCCCATAAAGCGCTCTTGGACAGCATGAAGATACGGGGTGCCGGATCGCTGATAGAGTATGAAGGGATGAGTATTGCATCCGGCGACGAGAGGACGAGTAATGAGAAGCTAGCAGACGAGCTTGCAGAACACTTAGAAAGGAGTCTAGCGTGAAACTGCCCTCGATTCTGATGACCATCATCTTCCTGGCTGTCGTAGGTGGACTGCTCATCGCATTCCCAGTTTACAGCATTATCGACCACGCTGTATCTGGGCCGTGAGAAAACCAGGAGCCCTTGACAAAGAGCCTGCCATCTAGTATACTGAGGCAGGTGCCAGTGGAGGTGGATTTTTGGCACTGACGCTAGACGCTTTCGCGGAGGTCCTGAAAGGCCTAAATGACTTACCAAGCCCGAGCCGGAAACACCTCGGATACATTCTGGAAGGAGGGGAGTTACACGACGAGAATCCGTACTCGATGCGGGAGATTGCTGACTTCCTCGTTGGCGTCGATGAGTACATAGACGGGGCTGCCGAACTTGCAGGAGAACTCGCAGAGATTGCAAAAGAAGCAGGCATTAAGACAACAGGAGGACGAACCAAGATGGCACCAAAGAAGAAGGTTCAGAAGAAAGAGGAAGAGGAGTTAGACGACAGCGAACTAGACGACGAAGACGAAGAAGAGGAAGAGGGGGAGGAAGAGGGGGAGGACGAAGAAGAAGAGGACGAAGAAGAAGAAGAAGACGAAGAAGAGGAAGATGAAGATGAAGAAGACGAAGAGCCCACTCCCCCCCGCAAGCGGCGCGCTGCAAAGTCAAAGAGTAAAACAAAGCCAAAGGCAAAGAGTAAGGCGAAGCCAAAGACAAAGAAGACAGCGAAGCGACGCAGCGACAGGAACACGCCGGTCCCCGTAGAAGACCGCGTTCCGGCATTGGTAAACGCGCTCGGCACGTTCAAGAGCGGGGCCACGATCAACGAGCTTTACCACAAGCTCACCAGGACGAAGTCCGGCGAGGCCATGTTCCCCACACGGCGGACTGTGAAGCGCGTACTGACCAACCGCGAAGGCGAGGAAGTCGAACGCGGCGAGTCCAGCACGCTCTGGCAGGTGACAACCGGCAAGAAGAAGACGACGAAGACGACGAAGAAGGCGAAGAAGGGCGCCGCGAAGAAGAAGCGCTCCAAGAAGTAGGAGCGCGTTCCCCTTAGACCGCCGACCTAGCTCACACTGGGTCGGCGGTCTTTCATTTGAAGGAGTCAATGACATGCCTAAGTACCGAGTAGCAGTCCATCACACTACAGTCGAATACATCCTGGTCGAAGCAGAAGACGAGCAGGATGCTATCGCACGAGTAGAGAGCGGAGAAGGAGATCACGACATGGAGGAGCACAGCTTAACCAGAGGCAGTATCGAATTCACAGCGGAGGAGGAGACATGATCAGACGACTCGTGAAGCGTTGGTTTGGCCTCTATGACTTAGCAGACATATTGGCGAATCTCACTACCTATGCGAACTGTGGACTGTGCGGCAAGGCAATGCGCGACGTGGTTGAGAAAGATTGGCCGTGGAGCTTATGCGATGGGCACTAGAAAAATCATCCTGTACTCAGGAGGACTCGACTCGTATATAGGCCTCTGGCTCTTGCGGCGGCAATCGCCAGACTGGACACCCGTCTACTTCGATCTCAATATCAGGTATAGCAACAAAGAGTTGGATCACATAGCGCAACCAGAAGCCCTCCACGCCGGCCTCTACATCATACGCAACATGCTGAGACTCGACCGCATCGAGCACGATGATGCATACATACCACAGCGTAACGTACTACTCTGCGCCGCTGCACAAGCGCTCTACGGCGCATCAGAGATAGCGCTGTGCTCAGTCGCTGACGATATGTACGCCGACAATGACGCGGACTTCCATACCGGCATATCAGCACTACTCTCGCACACAGCGGGATACCAGGTGAGGGTCTCATCGCCTCTGCTTGGGCCGAGTTTAAGAGCACTATCAAAAGCCGGGGCTGTACACGAGTATCTTGAACTCGGTGGCGACCCGGAAATGCTGCAAAAGACCGTAAGCTGTTATGACCCAGACGAGTTGTCGTGTGGAAAGTGTAAAGCCTGCATCAGACGGAGAGAAGCACTAGAGGCAAACGGCATCACGCCGTAGTACGGCGCCTGATCTTCTTCTCGCTGCGCTCAAGCAGCCTTAGCGATCTCGGAGCGGGGAGGGCTCGCCCAGTCTCCCATCTCTGACATGCGAAGACATTCATCCTTAAGACATGAACAGACATGTTGATCTGCGAGAGCCCATAGCGCTCCCGAAGACGTTTGATCCTCTTGGGCGTCCACTTACAGCGTAGACATCTGGGAGCATCGCAGAGTTTGAACGCGCACGTATCACAGCGCCTGAGCGGCCGCGCCTTTGGCTGGCCCCGGAACCTGATACCGTAGTCGTGCGCCAGCACATGCACCCACTGACGGTGGACATTGAGGCGCTCAGCAGCTTGTGCCTGCGTCATTGTCTTCGCCAGACGCCTCAGCCGCTTGATCGTCTTCACTCGGTTCGATGTCATGTGATATGCCTCAGCCGTTGCTTTAGTTCTCGCCACTCGGCCCTGCGTGCATCTCGTTGCTGCGTGTGGCGTCTGATTCTCGCTGTACGGTCGTATAGCTCGCAGCGACCGCCACGCCGACGCGCACACCGACAACAGATAGACGCCACGCCATAGCCGCGCTCGTGGAGCATTGTATGAGAGTGCTGATAGCCAAGCATGTTGCGCTTGCAGTCCACACAGGTATGGATGCTGGAAACAAGGACCTTCTTCGACTCCTCGTCGCCATTACGCGAACGCCGCTGTATAGCCTGCAGCTTCTTCTCCCTGCGCTCTCGCACTCGCTTTTTCCTCGCGCGAAGCCACCTCCAGTTCCCGCTTGGCGCGAGAGGATAGCCTTTCGCACCGACCATACCTCTCTTGATCTTACCGTTCGGAAGGAGGAGGGCGTAGTCGCCATCTTCATCGACCGTTCCCAAACAGTACAGACCCACACGACCATCAGCCGCCGTTGCTACCAGCCTGCGTCCGCTCTTGAGCCTCTTTGGAAGTTTCATGCTTTCAGTATACAACTTTTCTGCTAGTGCTGTCAAGCACCGGGATCTCCCTCAGGAGCACCAATAAGTTCCTCTCGCTGCCGTCTCAGGCTTTCTTCCTCTCTGGCAATGCAGTCTCCCTCAAACATCAGATGCGGCTTAGCCACATCAATAAGACAATAGAGGCAAACTTCCTTACCGTCTATCAAAACGCAGTCTTCAGGCTCAGCCCCGTACTCGTGATGATCGTCAGCGGTACAGTGTCCCGCAACTATACCTTCAAGCCGCGTCATAGCCTGCTCGCCCCCTCAACGACCGCAAAGAATTCGGCACGTAGTTCAGGAGATGTGCGGAAGCTGCCAAGCATTGCCGACGCCGATGTCCTGGAGCCTATGGCTTTGACACCGCGTATCACCATGCAGGAATGCACAGCGGTTGTGAAGACAGCGACAGCGCCCGAACCTGTCCACTCCTTAATCTGCTCAGCGACTTGCGCCGTCAAGTGCTCCTGTACTGTCAGCGCCGCCGCTGCTTGCTGGACAGCACGAGCGGGCTTGGACAAACCAAGGATACTTCCGTTCGGTATATATCCGATTGCCGCTTCTCCGAAGAAGGGGAGCATGTGGTGTTCACAGAGCGAAGCGAACGGGATGCCGGAGACTACTACGAGGTCTTTTGTCGTAGACTTAAAGGTCGCAGAGACTATCTCCTGCTCCGAGGCGGCGCGCAGCTCGTCGTAGAAGCGCAGCACCCTGGCAGGCGTCTCAAGTAGCTCGTCCCGAGTTGGGTCGTCACCTAGATACTCGATGAGCCTGGAGACAGCGTCCTCTGGCTTACCGTCATTCTCACGAGTCTCCCAAGGAAATGTCACCCATTCATTTGCTGGCACCTCCATCCCAGATAGAACATCAGAAGCTAATCCCTTATGCACCAGTACGACTTGGGATATAACATTCGGGGCAAATAGAGCCTTTGCTCTAGCCAGAGTATTACCAGTGACTCGTATGTCGTCAACGAGGACGATACGCTCGCGGAACGATTCGGGCACATCGTCACTGCTAAACACGGGAATCTCAGAGTTACCCCCAAGACCAGCCCAGGCCCTCGCTACCATCATGGCTGCTGGTATGCCGCCGCGCGGTATGCCAGCAAACGCTGTAGGCCCACGCATACTAAGGCGTCCAAGGCCGTCTTGCAGGAGATCGGACACGCTCTCTGCCAGGCTTGCTGCGGCGCCCATACTGATCTGCATTATCTTCCCCTCTCGTCTCCGTATGCGATGATGTGCATACGCGTAGTACACCGCACTCCGTAAGCCTGCGCCATCTCAATAATAGGCGCCTGGTTGGCGCTCAGCTCAAGAGCACTTGTTCCTTGTGGCATAAGATAGATGTGCTCCCGCATGAAACTCCAAGGAATTCCAAGGCGGTCAGATATGTTGTTAAGCCAATTCAGGTATGACGCAACCTCCACGACATCTTGAACAGGGTCTACGACAGGCTTGAAGTTCACATTGCGCAGAGATTGCCCGCTGTGCGCTATGATGCGCTGCACAACCTTCTCATTCCACAGGTAATCTCTCAGGATGCCCTCGTTATGCGAAGAGGCTAGCTTGTGCGAGACGGTGAAGCTACAGTTCATGAGCATGTCCGTGTTCGGCACGATAGTCCCAGAAGTCTCGACTTCGACTGGGATACCGTGAGTGCTACGATACGAAATCAATGCCTCGACCATCTCCTCTTGCCACATCAGCGGCTCGCCTCCCGTCAGCACAATGGCTTGGACATCGAGCGAAGAAAGTCTGCCAAAGGGCTGACCCTTCTTTAGCATTGCGCTGGCAAGCTGGTGTGGCTCGTAGGTCTCATACTTCTCGTAATCTGGATCGCCCTTGTCCCATGTCTGCTTCGTATCGCACCAGACACAACGCAGCGTACAGCGACGCAGCCTGACAAAGAGCGACAGGCGACCCATATTCGGCCCCTCGCCCTGTGGTGCTACGTACATCTCGCTTACTTCGATCATTTGCCTGCCCGAGAGTGTTCTCCAGGATGCCCCTCTGGCTTATCGCATAGTATAGTGGGATCGCTCCCTTGCATAACTTTGCACAGCGGATCACCGAGAACGAGCGCACCCCGTCTTGCTTTCACGGGGGGGCCGTGGAACTCGAATCGGATGCCTCCCACGTCCATAGCGAACGACTTATGATAGTAGGCTGTGCCCTCGCCGTGCGTCGTCTCCTCGAACGCACGCATTTGTCGCTCGACCTCTTTGTATTGCTGATGTGTCAAATTGATATAAATATCAGGCATCAGGATCCTCCTTCTGTCTCTCGGTGATGAACGCCCACTCTAGCCATTGTACCACGTAATCGATGATAGACACACAGTTTGGGATGTGGGGGTTCGCCGTCGTTCCAAGTGGCTCGTAGCGATGCCCACGAAACTGCTCGACGATGGCTTCGAGTGGGACTCCATACTGAAGAAGCAAGGACAGCTCAATCGCTATCGTATCAGTCAATCCGCGTAACGTCGTCCCCTGTTTGCCGATGTTGATCCAGACTTCGCCGAGAGCCTCGTCATCATACATACCCGCTGTGATGAATAGCGAGATGTTGCCCATCGCACGATCCTGGATCACCGTCTTGTGCGTGATGCTCTTGCGAACATCAGGCAGGATACGACGCTCTGGACTAGTCACGGTGTCCACTCAGCCCAGGACTTCACTGTCTCCCAGAGACGGACACGAGAGAGACGGAAGTCACGCCCAGTCCTCACTGCGGCTAGCTCCTGATCGATACGTCTTGAGACCCATCCACAAATCAGTTCGGCAGTTGTTCGACGGACCTCAGACTCAGGTAACGAAGCGTTTAGATTTCTATGGTCTAGGTGCCCATCAATGATTCGTTCGACGGCCCTATCGAGATCATCGAAGTCAAGAATCATCCCATCATCGGAGCAATGTAGATATAGTATCGGGATACCTTCTAATTCAACATCGAGACGGTAACTGTGTCCATGAAGATTTCTACATTTACCGTTATGTCCCGGCAGGCTATGGGCTGCCTCGAAGTAATATGTTTTCCCTATTTTCATACTGTACTCCTTCTGCTGAACTCTGATCGCTTTGGATCGTACGCCAGCGCCGCCTCTTCTCCTTTCCTTACACGCAGCTTCCAGACTTTCGCGTACACGTCGTCCTCAATGTATTTCCATTCTGATATCGAGTATCGCCTCCCAGACCCAACCAAGCTACTACCCCACTTCCTCCACCAACGAGTCTCTATAGCATCTCGTGCCTCCGCATATAGTATCCGATACTCCGCGCTTGTAGAAGCTATGCCTACTGGAATGATGCCTGCTTTGAATAACAAGTTTGCATGTGAGCCTCTACCCTTACTCTTATTGCATCGCCCATGAGCTAGTTGGAAGTTATCTAGCGTGTGCCTCCCTCCTACACCCTGTGGCATGATGTGATCAATACTAAGGTCTTCCTCTCCAAGAGACTTTTGACAAAGCTGGCATAGAAGCCCGTCCCTCTCTAGGAGGTGCGTTAACACCGCTTTTGTGGCGTATGTTCTCCTGCTATTCTGGATACCTTCTATGGTGACGGTGACACTCTTATTACGCATATACAGCCTCTTGTTACTTTAATTTTTCGCCCCGAAGGGGCGCCCCCACTTTCTCTCGCTATAGCTTCTCAATTATATACTGTCACTCTGTCACTCTTAGATAGGGATTAGATAGGTGACAGGTATGAGTCAGAGTGACAGAGAATAGACTGTGATCCGACAGGGCATCACTGTACCTCACCGATGTTCAGCAGTGTTAACGGCATGGACACCAGCCTGATTTGTCTTTTGTGACGGCCAACTCGTACACGATGTTCATAGGCACCGTAACCGTTCTTGGCTTCTTGTATAACCGCACTCCAGGAGAAGTTTACGTCTCTGCCCTGTCTGCGCATCTCTCGATGATACCAGCCGAAGGTCGTATTCTCGTTAAGATGCATCAGGCGTTGTTTCTTTCCGTAGCGCTTGTCCTTAGACACAGACCACCAGCCTACGATTTCAGCTCGCGGAGAATCCGGCAATCTTGTCCTGATACCTGTAATGCCGTGCAGCGGCATCAACGCCGCCTTGCCTGCTTCCGCTTCACTCGCAACATAATCAAGCATCTGCCTGAGAGGCGCAAGCTGCTTGACTTCTTTCGCGCGTTCTCTTGTGCCAGATACTAGCGAACGGATCGACCCTCGTACCCAGTGGCGAGCTTCTTCGTATCGCTTCGGATAACACTCCTTCACGAACATCAAGAAGACATCGCCTACTGCGGCTACTGTGCTAGCAGATTGAAGTAAGCGCCGATGCACATCGCGCTTGCTAGACCTGTCAAGAAATCTCCTGTGCCACTTCTCGCGCAGCACTTCAACGCCCTTTTGCTCAAAGAGTTCATCTTGTCCAGCAAGCCATGATAGATAGTGTCCTCCCATGAGCTGCAAGTCTCCTGCATCCACGGCATCCTGTGCGATACGCAGATCGACATCCTTGATATCGCGGTCGTGTATGTCGAGGAAGATCGTCCGTGCGACCATCGACGCTTCGCGTTCCCATCTGTCTTCGCCGTTGCTCAGCATAACAGCCTGTAGCTCCAAGCTCTTACGGCGTTCGCCGGATGACTTCAAGCGCTGCCGCATAGCCTTGTCGGCGTATGCCTGCACCAACTCGCGCATACCGCGCTTGTCCATGACGCCGCCTTCTTTGTAGTCGTCTACGAGGACCGTCATGTCCTTCGCTGAATTTAAAAGTGACCGCAACGCAGAAGGCGAGACTGCCATCCAGCTTGCGGTCGGCGGCGTCGTCTTACGAAATGTCCCAAACAATGACATTGCCGCAAGGCAGAAACTTGTCTTCAGCACACCCGTCCTGCCAGTCACATGCAGCAACGAAGGCACTTCATCGGCACCAGCAGACCACAATGGTCCCATGAGCACTTGCAAGATAATAGGCATCGTTACTTCCGACGGTGCGCACTGTGCTAAAGCGCGCAGCGCCTTCCACGCTCTGCGTCGCTCTGTACGAGATACCGGCGGCCTCACGCCCTTACCATACGGCTCGAACTCCTTCCTGGCGATGGCGTCGTCAAGCTCCGCAAGCTCCTCAATTCTCATGCGCAGGCTGGTCATGATACCGTCTTTGGTGATAGCTCCTAGTGCAGACGGAAGCAGGTAGACGCGTTCTTCATCACCGGCATCGTTCGTTACAGACCACCACCCAGGTATTGCTCTGATGCTGTACCGCTGTATCTCATTCGGGTCGGTAAGCTCCAAGATGGCAGGCTTCAAGTGAGCGTAGCCATTGTGCGAGACGATGTACTCATGCGAAAGCTTCCTCGTGAGCGCTTGTTCTAGCGACCTCGTGCTGTCGAATTCGTCGGCTCGCAATGCTACCTCCCGCACCTGTCCGAACGCCGACGTAAACTGCACGCGCCACGCGCGGTCTGGGAGCGCATCATCCTTGTCTATCATGATCTCGGAGACGAGCTTCACGTTGAAATTCGCGATCCTCGACGTGGTGATCGTCTTCTTATGAGGGGTTACATGATAGAGCCTTCCAGTGTCTTCATCCCACATGTAGCTAGCGTCTTCCACAACGCCGATCATCTCTGGACTGGTATCTTCGTCCAGTTCGAGCGGTTCCGGCGTCTTAGCGTGCTCCACACGCTGCCGTTGGCGCATATTCTCGGCATCCAGAGCGCGTATGGCAGAGACATAGTAGCGCTTGTCCGCACCGGCACGAGATCGCTTGCCCCTTTCTACGTCAGACTCAAACTTCCCGTAGTGGACGCGGTCGAGCTTCTTGATGATACCTGCTAGCAGTAGAGGGTCTACAGACTTGATGGCATATCGTTTGGCAACGCGGAGAATCTGGCAGGCGATAGAGTGTTCCCATCCGCTCAGATCATGTTCGGTATCCCTGACACCCTCCGCGCGCTTTCCCAACAAACGCCGCTTGATGTTCAGCAAGTCGCCGTCTCGTGCGAGGCGTTGCGAGATGTCCTTGAGGTCATGCTCCTCGATAGGGACATCTGGCACGTTCTCGATGTCTATGCTCTGTGTCTCTACTACTTTGATGCCATGAGGAGCAAGCAGATGCTTAATGTACTTCAGCGCGTTGACTGTCTCTGTCAGGCGTGGTATCCAGACGCCACTACCCTGCCCGAGCCATTTGTAGAACTTGCCGCCAGGCGCCTGAGACGGCGGTGCTATTACGTATGCGCCTACGCCTGCGATGTGGCCGATCTTATGACCTGTGACTTTATCTCTGAGGTGCTGTGTCTTCTTATTGCCAGAGCATAGAAAATAGACATGGACACCACGTCCCGTTCTCGCAGCGCCCGTCTCGTCGTGCAGCACTGTCTCAGGTGCTAGCAGAGCGGCGGCGACTTCGGCATCATCTACATCGAGCGCCATGAGGCTCTCGTGTCCTAATGCGATACCGATGTTGATATCATCCGGCCACTCCGCGATCTCGTCTAGGTCAATCGTGGCACTCTGTACACCATGCGGACTCAGGTCAGGGAACGGATGCTTACCGGGAGATATGCACCCACTATCACCACATGAACAGCCCTCTGGCGTGTTCGTATAGCACGCCAGCACCGGCCATCCCTGTGCGGCGTAAGCTAGGGCTGCTTCGCGTATCTTAGAGGAGGGAGTGCTTCTTCCGCTTTTTCTTCTTCGGCGGGGCATTATTAGTGCTCACTCTCTTACGCGGATCATCCCTAGATGGATAGACTGCTTCAAGGTGTGCTCTCATGGCTGCCGCGAATGCGACAAGCTGTATGTCGGACAGCCTGATAACGAGACTGCTATCCCACCATTGGATATAGTCTTCAAAGCCTAGATGCTCCGAGACCCACAGCGCTTCGGCATACCCGATACGCTGGATGATATCAATAGTCGTCTTCTCGGCGTGCTTAACTCTAGCAGGCATGACGGAGCGTCGGCCACGATATGCATCAAGCGGGTGCTGCATTCGCTCAATCTTCAGATGCCTCCAGCGGGCGTGTGACTCACAAAAAGCTCTGCCGCTCTCATCATACTGCCAGACAGGCAGATCACAACGAAAGCAGGTATCTCTAAGAAGGCGCTTCTTACTCATTATCGAATGTCGTGTTTACCCCGAACGTCTCCAACTGATCCATAGCCTCCCGCAAGCTATGTGCGACGAATGCCACACCTCCTGCACGGAGGATGTCCTCGATGTGGTATTGCTGCACTGGTGTTGCTTCTTGTCCAGGAATCTTTACTTCTATGGCTATAAATCTGCCGGAGATACACGCTTGGATGTCGGGGACCCCAGCCTCCTGCATGGGGCCCCCGTGAATTTTGACTGCATAGCTTCCATGCTTGCGCAGCCACGAGAGGATCGTATCCTTGATTGCTGTCTCGCTCATGCCTCGGTTACATCTATGCCTGCACACCGCCAATGGCGGGTGAGGTCGTCACTCCACCAGTCATGAGAGGAATATGTGTGTCTCTGGGCACATTGTCTTGCGATCATGTTAGCGCTTCCGCTTCGAAGGTTCCTGCTCCTCAGGTTGCACGGCGTTGGCGAAGTTTACAGCCGCTTGTGCCTCCGCGACTGCTTCACTACGCATCCGGTCGAGAGCCCAATTTACGAGACATGTGATACTACAGATGTGGGTGCCGCTCGTACTGTCCATAGGCCCTACCCCCGCATAGAGTTGCGGGACTACTTGACCTATTACGAAGAAACCTGCTGTATTGAAAGAGTCAGCATGCTTCCCACACTGGTCGCATTTAATGATGTGTGTCATCAGCGCCTCGGCGGCTCTTGATCGAATCCAGGCGTCTTCGTGTTGTCTAGTTCGATCTTCTTAGCGCTCTTACCTCCAATGATGCTGAGGCGCTGCTCGTCGATCCAGTGTGAGTTCTGTAACTTACCGTCCTTATCGAGTCCTGGGTTGACGAGCACCTGATTGCAGTCGCTCAGGTATACTACATGTCCAGTAGCAATGCCGATCAGCCCAGTCACGACGTCCTTGACTTTGTATCCGAGGACACTTCTTCCGACTGTCATCTAATCCTTACCCTTTCGCGATTCAAGCGCTTTCTCCCAGACGTACTCAGCAAATCGCATCTGCCACGAACCCATGCCGATTAGCTGTGAGTCGCCAGTGAAAGCAAACGCTCCTAACTCATCATGAAGCGCACGATTCCACTCACTGATTGCTTGATGGAAAGCTGGGCTGTCTACAACCACAGCCTAGTCCTCGTCCTCGTCCTCTTCCTCCTCGTCTTCTTCTTCGTCTTCGTCGTCGTCGTAGAGTTCGTCCTCATCTGCCGCCTTCTTGGCCTTCTTAGACTTCGAGGACTTCTTGCCACGCCTCTTCTTAGGCGCTTCTTCTTCTTCCTCTTCCTCTTCTTCCTCTTCTTCTTCTTCGTCTTCCTCTTCGTCCTCTTCCTCTTCGTCTTCGTCTTCCTCTTCTTCTTCGTCTTCTTCGTCTTCTTCGTCCTCAGCAGGCTTCGACTTCAGCGCAGCCTTGCCCTCCTTGGACTTAGCCAAGTAGTACGCCTGCGGAGACGAGACGATGCGTTCCTTCTGATTCTCGGTTTCTGGGAGCGTGCCGTCGGCAATCTCTGACACGCAGTCTTTGCCTATGATCGCCTTGGCGATCTTCGACAGTGCAACACTGCCCTTCTGCTGCTTGATGCCGCAGGCGACCATCAGGCCATGTAGGCGCTGCACACCGAAGATCGAGTCTTTTTCGCCCTTGCGCGGCAGCACAAACCAATCACTGACCTGCTTGCCTCGCATTGGCCCCTTGTTGATTGCGAGCGTTACAGCAAGAGCCGGCTTACCGTTCTTAGTCATGACCGACTCAGCCTTCTTACACTTCACTATGTACGTGCCTTCAGGCACGCGGTCAAACCGCCCCGTACTCGCTACGGGGTCTGCTCCCTTGAAGTTGACGACTACATCTCGCTTCTTTGCCATGTTAGGATAATCCCTTTCTACTAGCTCTCGTCCGAGAGGTCAACCGTGAGTGAGTCTTCATCTGGTGCTGCACGCGGGCACTTCACGTCTTCGCCGCGCATCCAGCCAAGGATTCGCCCGAGGTGCGGCTTTCTGATTACAGGTGGCAACGCACGTCCAGGAATCGACCGTGACTTCGTGACAAAGTTCGCGTGAGGGCCTACTCGCAGGCGGCGCTCCCACTTACCCCCATCTGTCTGGTGCATGAAAAGCCGCCCGATTAAAAGCGGGTGGGGGATGAGCAGATCGAGCGATGCTGGCGACACGTTCGGTATGACGATCCGTTCGCCATCTTCGTCCTCTCGGTCATCTTTCCGCGCTTTCTCTTGTGCAGTGAAGATCACCGGCAAGGGGAGCAATCTGAATTGCTCATATAGCTGCCCCATGAGCTGAGAGATACTGCCCCAATCATTGAGCCTAATCTCATAGCGCTTTGACATGATTTCGTCGCGTTCCTTTAGCACCTTCTTTCTGGCTAATTGCTGGCATGCTGAGACAGTATCTATCGCAACCCAATCATATTTCCCAGTAAGTGCTCCTTTCTTTAGCGCGAGATAGAGATCATTTATCTCCTCCCACACTCTCACGGGGGCAATTCTGATACGGTCGCCTTTGTCAGACAGCACCATATCGCCGCCCTCGAACTGTGGGATATCGATCACAAGACCCCGGCCTTGCATCGTGCCGAGCAGCGTCGTCTTACCTACACCACCGCGAGCGTAGATGACAACAAGATACTGCTCGACCGCAGCGAGAGGCTTCCTGATGCGTTCTATGATCGACCGCGCCATGTTGTTCTGCTCCTATCTCTTTTTCTTGTCAGCCTTGAAGTGCCGCTGTCTTAGTCCATCAATATCTCCTCCTGCTACGGCCGCTTGGCAGAGCTTCACAAATGGACACCAGTCGCACTGTGCTCCTAGATTGCGAATCGGGATGAAATCCTTCTTGGATCGCGCCGCCTCTATCTCATGGACAGTAGCTACATAGTCACGAAGCAAGACTTCCTCAGACTGCGTGAGCGCCAATGTGTGCCGCGGGAACATGACTTCGCGCTCGTGACGCTCAAGCTGCCTGAGATATGAGTCGTACTTATGAGGGTCTGCTCCGGCTCCGCGCATCGCCTTTTTGAATAGACCTAGTGTTGTCGTCTGATGCTGGGCGGTACTGAGCAGACCATTCTTGAGAACCTTCGGAGGCACTGGGGGCTTCGTGCGGATGTAGTTCCAAATAACGCCGGTGGGCTCTAAGCCCAGTATCTCCTCAACCGCGACTTTGTAGATTAAGACTTGGAGGTCACGAAACCGTCGCCCCTGTGACGGTATGCTGCCAGTTGTCTTATGCTCCCACAACCAGACATTGCCATCTTGCGTTCGCGTTACCAGGTCGATTACACCCGGCAGCACAACATGCTTACCATCTACAGGCAACTCGAACCTGTGCTCGACGGCAATGATTTCATGCTGTGTAGCATCGGCTTTGCCCTGGACACGAAAGTAGGCATTAAGCAGCCGTCGGGCTGTTAGAGGTAGAGAGAGTAGTTTCTTCGCTTCTTCCTCAGCACCGAGCCCATCAGCGAGAGACGCAAGAGAAAGAATCTCGGGCTTGAACTTCCTCATGGTTACGGTGAGAGCATACCGATGATGCTCTCTCGGCGTATGGTCATCACCAGGATCCAGCCTGCTATAGTAGAGCCTAAAGTATTCATGAATCATCGTCCCAAGCTCTGGTGCTGCCTGTCGGAGCTTGGGTTGTAACTGCTCGATGTGACGCTTTGAGTAAAGCTCCTGACACGTCTGCCAGTCTCGGGCAGCGGAGTAAGAGATCCTTAGCGGCTTCATAAGAAGACGACCTTCACGACTATAACTTCACGAAAGGGACAAGTGCATTTGTATAGTAACATGTTCCGGCTCGTCTGTCAAGTAGTCCAACGCTCTCTGATCTTGATATCAGCTTTCAGCGGCACGTCCATTTCGAGACCTATACGGTCTAGTGGAGGGTGCTCCCACGACTCTCTCACAATGGCCCCGACTTCACTCCTGACCTCGCGATCAAGGTGGATCAAAGTCGCGTCGTGGAAGAACCCTATATTCTCGGCTAGACTCCTGAGATGCCTACCAAACTCCTTCCTCAGTAATTCCCATGTGTAGTCCATGCAAAACAATGAAAGATCAGACGCCGTAGCCTGCACATCGAGGTTGATGTACTTACGCCACACGCCATCCGGCCCCTCTTCGTCCTCTCTGACACTACGCCTGCGACCCAGCGATGTCTCCCCATATCCGCGCTTGACATCACGCCAGAATGTCTCCTGCCAGGGCCGTACGTCAGGGTAGAAGATGTGATATGCATCGTAGGCTACTTCCGACTGCTCATCACTAAGAATAATCCCATAGTCTTTGCGCGCGGTCTTCTGAACAACAGATGGCCCGCCACCGAAAAGTAAGCCGAAGTTGATGGGCTTTGCTCCGGTGCGTTCTGCCCTTGTGACATCCCCTGTCCACTGCTCCATGTGCCTGATGTACTTCTTAATAGTCCACCCTGCTTCCAGGGCTTTCATCCACCCCGCTATCGCAGTATGCAGGTCTTTATCATCCCGGAAGAATTCTAGCATGCGCCGTTCTTGCGCGAGCCAGGCGACGATCCTGAGTTCGATCTGCGATTGGTCAACAGAGAGAATTTCCCAGCCCTTACGAGCCTGAACGAGGCGGCGAAACTTTTTACCTCTGAGAAACTGTTGGAACGTATACCCTATTTCACCCTCCGTAGACGAGCGCCCGGTAGAGGCCACCGAAAGCCGGTAGATAGTATGGAGCCGTTTGTCGCGCTGTGTCTCCAGGAGCCACGTCCAGGGCCGCCAGTAGCCAGATTCTTGCTTAGTCAACTGTCTACGTGTGATGATAGGCGGAATGACCGTATGCGCCTTCTTGTTCTTGAGCAGAACATCGTTCGTGACGCTAGGCCGATCGGTCTTCCTTGTCCTCGGTAGGTCCACACCAACGCGTTCAAGATAGGGAGCGAGTTTCATGTCGCTACTGATAATCGCTTCATAATCAGCAGGCAATTCTAATTCATCGCCTATCTTCTCAGTGAGAACACTAACCCTACGCAAGACCTTCGTCCGTATAGACTTCAAGAGCGGCTGATCTATGGGTGTACCGCTCAGAGCTGTCCTCGCAAGAATCTCAGTTGCAGGAAGCAACACGTGATGATAGAGCGGGAGCACATCGTCTCGCTTCTGCTCGTGTACCAGCTCAAGCAGCTTAGGCTTGAGTAGGAATGTCGCGATGGCATCATAGCCACCATACTTTAACTTCCTGCGCCACTCGTCTCTCGAAACCGGCATGATGCCCATACCAGAATCATCACGCTCCCATCCTACTGGCATGTCTGTCAGCATGGGCGCGAGGACTTTTAGTGACAGTGAACTGTCGATCTTCAAGAGCGAGGCTAGGATGAACGTACAGCTATCGAGCTTCACTTTCCAGCCCAGATGATATAGCCAGATCAAGTCGGCCATCGCATTGTGGTAGATGGTAGGCACTCTACGGATGATCTGGCGCACGTCGTCCGCATACTCGCTCGTGAATGGCACAGACAGAGCGAGGATCTTGTCGTCTACGCGGCCTGCGATGGCGATAGACACAGGACGCGGACGCTTACCTCTACGTGCAGACCACGGCCACATGCCAAGAGGGTCCTTCTTCTTCGACGGCAGAACCTCCCACTCCAGGTCGCAGCCGAGCACGTCGCACTTGGCGAGGCGCTTTAGCGTTCGTCTGATAACGGCACCCTTGTTCAGAGACGTGACAATCTTCGCCCGCATGACCGAGCCAGATACCACCTTTTGCGCGAGACGCATGTCTTCGATGATAGATTTCGAGTACGCACCACGCATACCTGGGTTGTGAAGATACGCGGCAGGGTGGTATGTGGCGATGACCGGCACATCCGAGCGATACTGTGGAAGCAGCGAAAGAAGTTTACCTCGGCTATCGCCAATCTTCTTAATGCCCGTAAGTGCTTTGAGAGCAGAGACACCCAGAGCGATTATGATTTTCGGCTTCACTGCCTCGATCTCGCGGACAGTATAGAGCATACACGCGGCGCGCTCGTCTTCACTCGGGTCTCTATTACCAGGCGGGCGGCAGCGGACGGTGTTAGAGACTCGCACACGCTTTCGTGAGAGTCCGGCTTCTCCTAGAAGTACATCAAGCTCCTGGCCTGCTGGCCCTATGAACGGCTCGTTCTCCTTGTCTTCTTCCCCGCCTGGGCCTTCTCCGTAGAACAGAATCTTGGCGTCGTCAGGACCAGAGGCAGGGATGCAGACGCTTTCCGCCGCGCTATGCAAGATACAGCGAGTGCAGCTAGGATCAAAGATCATCATACTCTGTACGCTCTATATAGGCTCGATAGTGGGAGGCCCACTTGTCTGCCCAATCTCCTTCCGTTTCTTCGACGGCCTCTCTGATTTCGTCACTAGCCCTACACGCGCTATCGGCAAGCTCAGTTAAGGCATCTGTGACGAGATTGACAGACGATATCATCGCCTTAAAATCCGCCTCAAACTCAGAGGCGAAGATGCTCACGATAGGTCTTCGAGCAGATCGTCGTCGTGCTGTCCTGTGGAGATAAACTGAATTGTCAAGCGTCGGCCTTCAGTACGGATGCCCATATCCATCGGGCTACTTTCTATGCGAACGTCAGTGATTACCAAGCAACCCGACTCCACCTCTAGCGCGATCTCACGCAATGTTTCCGCCGCTTTCTCCTTATCGTGTATCAGATCGTGGAGGGACATTACAGGTGTCTCCTCATATCGCGCTCCAACTCTCTGTCGATGTCCTTAGCTTCGTCCCCCCACGAGTCCCACCCTGGACGTGCTCGACGGGCGAATAGTTCTATCTTAGGATCTCCACAGACTCGCTCTATGTCACGATAGGACTGAACAGGCTTACGTGAGTGGGCCAGCTTCACGGAATCTGCGATAGCCGTCGAAATTGCAGGATTACCCTTCGTATATTTCTTACCAAATCCATAGCGAGGATTCCCTTGTACAGCAAAGAGTAACTGCTCTGTAGCACCGCGCAGCCATGTACCTAAGCCCAAAGTCCCCTTGAACCAAGTCCGTACTCCCTTATATGTGAATCCCCATGCTTCTATCACATGCAATGCCTCGTGTAGGTGGCTGTTCGTTGTCCAAAGCCAAAGTTGGGAATCTGTTGCAGCAATCCTCCCAACTGGAACAGCAGCAATCTCCTCAAAGGTCATTGTATCGTAAGGTAAATCTCTCGACACTCTACCCCCATGCTTAGGCTTAATAGGAGGTAAAAGCACAGCGTACTTCCACGGCGGGTCAGCTAGGATCGTCGCGTAGCGCTTACGAGTTTTATGGATGTTGACGATCACTTGAATTCCTTACGACATACTGGGCACTGACCGTCCTTAAGATCGATGAGAGTAAATTGAATTTTCACTCTCCTAATAAAGGGCCACCGTCCAAAGAGACAGAATCCCCAAGTATGTTTATGAATCGGCATGTTTACGCTCTTCGAGGAGGTCTAATAGCCGATGTGTGATTTTCAGGTCTTCTTCGCGCAGGCGCACATCGAGACGCGGGACTATCCAGCCCGCTTCGTCGAGTGCCTTGATGAGCATATGTACATGCTCTGCCTCAAGCCTGAGTAGCGTAGGAGGGGCCACACTCTCCTCGAACTCACCAGGCTCTGTTAGGTGCCAAGCACCCCACGGAACATCGAAGTACCATTGAGATTTATGCCAGACCTTAGCCATGGGATCATCCTCCAAAGAATTCCGTTGCGCGGTTCGCGTCAAGCAGTTCGCGTTGTAGCTTATCCTTCTTCTGTAGTGCCTCGTATATCTTCCCGTCGATGGTGTCTTCAGCAATCAGATGGTAATGGGTGACTTTCTGCTCTTGGCCTTTTCTATGTATTCGCCCCCTCGCCTGGTCGAAGTGGAGCAGTGAGTAGTCCCTACCGTAGAAGATGCTGATGTGCGCACATGAGAGGTCGATAGCCTCAGCAACCTGAATCTGGCAGACCAGCACACTCCGGTCAAATGTCCTGAACCATTTTAGCTGCGCCTCTCTATCTCGTGGAGGGACATTTCCGTCGATCCTGTACACAGCCTCGCCCACAAGTTTCTGCGCAACCTTGATAGCAACCTTCACATCATGCGTAAACTTGCAGAAGACGACCGCACGTCCGGCGCTCAAGATCGCCTCTTGCAACAGGTCTGCTAGCGCATGCTGCTTCGACTTGTCGAAGTCTAATAAACGCCCATCTTCGACTTTCACAAAGCCCGATGACACCTGCTGAAGTCGTATGATATTAGTCAGGACGATGCGTCCGAGAGCAATGCCTTTGCCTGACGCATCCTCGATCTCAGCGATAGCATCGCGCGCCAGCTTGTCGTAGTACCGTCGTGCGCGACGGCCCAGTATCACCGGCACCGGCACATCGACTTCCGGCGGCAGATCAAATGCTTCGGCCTTTGTAATCCTGTAAGAGTTGTCTGCGATCTTCTGCTCTAGCTCAGGTAGATTACGATAGCCAACAATCTGATAACGCTGGAAGCCGCCACGTATGATGTACCTGTCCTCGAAGTCTATCCAGCGACTTCCGAAGATGGCAGGTGAGATCGACTTAAATAGCGAGAAAGCATCTTCGGGGCCATTAGGCAGAGGGGTGCCTGTCAATTCCAGGACGTGATCCGGCTTAGGTGTCTTCTGCTCGGCAGCAGCAAGAGAATGTGCAAAGCGGCTCTGCTTCGTTCCCTTCTCCTTTAGCCGGTGCGCTTCGTCGTAGATCATCATGTCAGGCTCATACTTCAGGATTTCGTCCCGCAATGGCTTACGCCAGAATGCCTCATACCCGACAATGACGAACACGCGTCGTCGCGTCCGCCTGTAACGCAACCTGCGTAATCTAATCGCTCGCTGCACCACGCCCTTGTAGGCACACGTCACAGTCCTCGCCTGCGGTGCCCACTTGCGCACTTCTCTACGCCACACACCTACAGCAGAAAGGGGTGCCACGACAATGATGCGGCGACAGTGATTGAGGCGGCGCGCTGTCTCTATAGCAACGCGAGTCTTCCCAGTCCCCATCTCCATGAAGAGGCCGCAGCGGGCGTCAAGCGACAGCGCTTTGCGAATGGCCGCTTTCTGGTGGCGGTAGAGCTTCATGCTTGCACGATTGGCGACATCCAGAGGAGCCGTTTGTTACCTGAGAATAGCACAGGTGACCGTGCGTCGTTGTAGCGTAGTTTTGCGCGCGCTCCGATATACTGTGCAGCATCAAGCCAGTGGGCATCGAAGATGATCTCGATATCGCTGAGATCGACTCTGCCAATTGGCTGACGGAAGCCTCCTGTCTCCTGCCCTCGCACGAGCAACGCCGCCTGCCTGTCTTTAATGACGAGCGTCACGAGGCGATCACTATCGAATAGTATAGCAGCTCTGATAGCTGTATCTAGGTGCGTCTTCGAGACAGAGAGGAGATGCTTGTACATATCTGGTTTTGGGAGTTTGCTTAGATCGGGGTATTTGCCCTGTAAGAGCGAGAGCTTTATGACCGTCCTAGCGTCTCGCAAGTACAGATGTGTACCTCTAAACTGCATGGAGATTTTCGTGCCTAACAGTGACAGGGCTATTTCCAGATCAGCAGCGGGAACAATCTGACCGGAGACCTTGAGTGCGCGTGGTAAAGGCAAAGAGACTCGTCCTGAGCGTCGTTCAGCATCGGTCGCTTCGAGAGTTACGCCCTTCTCGCTCTTGCTGAAGCGGATGCCGGTCAATACAGGAGTGATGACGCCTTCTGCTGCACACGCTCTGAGGAACACCAGGTCTTTACGCAAGCGCGAGCTGTCGAAGACCGTTCCCATAAAATCCAGACCCTCTCCGGTGTCTGCTCCAAGTCTCGCGCGGAGTATCGCGCGGCGCCCCTTCGCGTTCAATATCAGAGACGAATCAGTCTGTTTGACTGCGACCTCGGCATCAGACTTCATGAGTGCAAGAACACCCATAAGCATCGAGCCATCAATGCTGATACCAGCATCAAGCGGGAGCTTCTTTGTACGCGGTATGCCACGCCGCGCTCCAACATGCATCCCAGCCAGATACGCGCCAGTTTTGTCGAGATATAGCTCCTTCGTACCAGGGTCTTTCTCTACGAGCTTGAAGATTTCGACAAGATGAAACAGGTCTTTGACGAGCATAGGATCATCCTTTTCTAACTAATCGGCAACCTCACCGGCTCATGTGGTACTGAGATATCCCGCAGCAGTGCTTGTTTGTGCTGGAATAAGGCGACACAAATTTCAAACTTCGCAACCGCATTCGGCCCAGTCGTGTCTTTCGTCTTCAGCACAGCCGGGTCTAAGCCGATGCCGCGGGTGAATTCCTCAAGCCACGCATGGCGAGCGTCCCACGTGTTCTTCTTGTATCGCAGCCCATAATTAATACCGGCGAAGATTCCATAGACAATACCGCTGATCCAGGTCGAACAGTCTGCGGTGTCGAATGGGATGCGATCGAGGAGTTTCGTGCCGACCGCCAGGCCGTGTACGAGCTTACCCTGTGTGTGCGCGTAGTCACACGCGTACTTGATAATGCGACTCCTGAGCTTCGCGTCGCTCCCTATCGCGAGGTAATCATAGCTGGCAACTAGACCCTTCCAATAATCCCACGACATCTTCGCGGGGTGCCAGACGACGATCAGCTTTGGCCCGCATATCTCGTAGAGCTGCGCAGTCATGCGCTCGGCGACGGTCAGGCCTGATATGATCATACCGTCCTCACGTTCGATATTCAACTGATCGATATCGAAATTGAGCGCGAAGTCCCATTCATCAAGATGCTCTTTCAGGTAGTCGCGATACGCGGTAAAGCGCTCATGGATCATGGCCTGTGGTACGACAACGACACGGCGTTCTTGTTTGAGAATCTTGACTGGCATACGCTTTCTAAGCGTAGACTCTCTCTGCTTCTTAGGCTGAGTATTTGCGCTAACTCTCGATACACCAGCCTGCCGCATGAGCGTGAAGACACCACTATCAAGGTAGCGATAGTGCGGCCACTTATCGTACATCTCACGTTCACGCTCCCACCAGCCTCCAGTGCGGATAGCTTCAAATGATACCATGATCGCTTCAGCTTTCCTGTTACGTAGAGCTTTGCCGCGTGCTCCGGGGAGCGTACCGGCGAAGACGACCAGACGCTTATCAGGGATAGGTGGGGATGGGAGCTTTCTCACGGTACTTTATCGATGCCTTCTACAATAGGCAGCCTAGCTCGCTTGTTTGGGCAGTGCTCGGGGCAATGACTGCAATCCGTCTTACCCTTGTACCGCTTTGAGCCATCTCCATTATCCAAACGCGCACATCGGATGCACTGAAGCATGAAGCAGGCATGACATTCTGGAGAAGGTTTTAGGTCACCGCTCCTCCGTGCGGCGGCAACTTTCTTCCGATGTGCTCTGACACTAGCTGCCGTCATTGCGCTCCTCAATCGCTTGCCGAAGATATGCCGCCAAGTCAAGGGCCTCCTCGTATGCGTCTTGCAGCGCGTCGCGTCCGTTGAAAGCCTGGAGGGGCGTCCCGAAGCGCTCTGTGCCGACGCGGTTGCGTTCATGCATGTCAGCGATCACCAACTCCCAGATCGGCCGACGGGCGTTGCGCTTAGGTGACGGCTGCTCAGGCACGCTGCTCCTCCGCGAGCAGGGCGCGAGCGATGTGGAGCGTACACAAGGCCTCGCTCTGCTCTTGGCAGTCATGATTCCCCCACATGCCATCAACTCGATTTAGAACGCGCACTAACATCGCCCGCAGCCGCACCAGCTCCTCGTCCCGCTCCACGGCCTGCTCAATCTTCTGGCCGAGCTGGGTAGAGAGAGATCGCACATCAGCCGCCATCGCTTCGAGTGCCCCGTGCTCCTCGTCCCGCGCCTGGACGGGCTGGGCGAAGACGAGGGCGAGGTCTTGGTGGCATACCTCTTCTTCGCAGGCTTCCCAGATGCCGTCATGTCCCATGAATGCGTGGAACGTGATGGCCCTGTCACGCAGCGCCTCCGTCAGCGCTCGGTTCGTGGCGGCTAGGGTGTCGTAGTCGTCGAGAAGACGGAGAGCGTTGCCATCCCGATACGGCATCGCCTCCCAAGTCTCCCTCATTAGCTGTAGCTCCACCGCTGGTATCGGCCTAGCCGTCGTCGGCTCCGTCGTGCGTTGCTTAGCGTTCATCCTCGCCTCTCCTCCTTTCGGTGCTGCTCTAGGCATGACGGTTGGCAAAGCCACTGGTCGCACGTATCGCACAGCACCCACTCATAGAGGGGGTCTTCCGGCGAAGGCTCCGTAGCTCCGCAATAG